ACAGGAGCCACAGGAGCCACAGGAGCCACAGGTGATGCGGGTTCTGCTGGCGCGACAGGAGCCACCGGCCCGACCGGTGCAACTGGCGCGACAGGCGCGGGTACTACAGGAGCCACAGGAGCCACAGGAGCCACAGGAGCCACAGGAGCCACAGGAGCCACAGGAGCCACAGGGTCTGGAACTACGGGGGCTACCGGACCAACCGGTCCTACTGGGCCAACAGGAGCTTCGGGAGCAGGCAGTGGATACGACAACAAAGTTTACACTTCCGATCTTACTCTTGGGGCGACTTCTAGTTTAGTGCTCGCCGACTTTATCCAGATGAACGCTGGCGCGGCGTTGACTGTTCCGAATGGAAGCTCGTTGTTTATCGAGGCCCCAACGCAAGCGGTTCCTGTAGCCTCAATTAATACAGTTAAGGTTCCCAGTAACTTTATTTGGCAAACCAATAGTGTTATAGACATCACTGGTCTTAGTATAGCCGCGGCAGCCAATAGTTTATATTATATTACTTGGTCAATTTTTGGTCAATGTAGCTCTATCGCCGGAGTAAATTTTGGTCTTTATTTTAGCGCCGCGGGAGCTATCGGTAGTTGGGGAGCCTTTGGTCATTCGGGTAGCGGATCCTTAACTTCTTCCAGTGGAGTTTTAGGGGCCTCTGGTACACAAAATTATGGCGTGACCGCAGGAACTGATTTTTGCTGTATCGGATACGGGGCTTCTGTAAAAACGGGCGCGAATCCCGGAAATATAACAATACGTGTTAGTCTTGGAAGCGGCTCATCAGTGGGCATAATTACTATTTACGCAGGCTCGCAAATGGTTGTAACAAAACAAACTTAAATTCGTTTTAGTTCTCGGAGTTTGACGAAGAGGTTGTGGTGAATTAAGATAGCTTGTATGGCGGGAAATGCTAAATTTACATCGGTGGGTTCTTCAGGAACTACCACATTACAGACTAACGAGTCCGCGGACAGAACCCTCAATTTACCTGATAAGTCTGACACCATTATAACGAGGACGCTAGACGCAGGAACTACGTCTCAAGCTCCGCTTCTTTATGTAGCCGGAACAAATTTAACAACTCCTGCGGTAGGTGCTACGGAATTTGACGGACTGGCTTTCTACAATACGGCGGATGCGACTACTGGTCGTAGAGTTAACGATTCCTTTCAATTCTTTAAACTAACCGCGGCAGGTTCCGCAATCTCCACTATTGCAGATTTCTTTGGTACAAATGATGGTATCCCCCTTCTTGCTGGTGGGATATATGAAATCGAGTGGCATTGTTATTTCATCGTCGCTACCGGCGGAACCTCTACTTGGACACTTACAAACACCGGCACGCTAACTAATTTGGTAGCAAACTGGAATGCAACTCCGATAGCCGGTTTTGGGACACAAGGAGCGTCTACTAGCGCAGGTATTCTTGCCAGCACGACAACCACGCAAGCCTTGCCCGTTTCAGGTTCTTTAACCGCCGCTAACCACTACCATAAGATTACCGCTTTCATCGAACAAAACGGGGCGGGAAATGTGAGGCTTCGACAGACCATGAGCGCGGGAACCTCCACCCCGCAACGCGATAGTTACTTCCGAGTTCGACAACACCCTGCCGGTAACGTCGGAATATTCGTAGCCTAAAATTTCTTTGGTTGCATTGTCGCCCTGCCATAGTAATTTAAGGAAGCAATGAATCTAAAAGCTATTCTAAGTGCAGTAGCAACTGCCTTATTTTCAACTAGTTGTGTACAATCTCATGCCCATGTTCAGGCTCCCTCTACTGCCGCGGTTCAGGCAGGAATCAATCGCGCCCAATCCGGCGTGACTTCTGCTCGAAATGAAAACCAAGCTCTCGGTCAAGGGAACGCGCAAGCTCGAACGTTGGAACAACGTATTCACGATAAAGATATTTTAATCGACCGTTGGTACGAAACACATCCAGGAGAATGAAAGCTCTCATAATTCTATTTGCCACAGCGACTTTACTATTTGCGACCCCTTCGCCTACGCCGATCCCATTTGGTATTTCTAGGGCGGAGCTTTCAAAGATTCCCAAAGCCGACATTGAGAAAACTATCCAAAGTAGAGATCAGCTACACTTCGAATTACAACAGAAGTTCGACGACCAGCAAATTCACATCGTCACTCAGGACAAAGTCTTAGTTCAGACCGCGGCGGCTTTGTCCAACGCCACAGTTCAAAACGGCATTCTTCAGAAACAAGTTCAGGATCAAACCGACAAACTAAACTCTACACAGGATAAACTCGACAAAGCCGCGAAAGCTCTCTGGTGGTACCGCCTACATTGGTGGGGCGCATGGGTTATGTTAGGCCTCGGTATTCTCGCCTGTGGTATTTTTGCTTTCTTAAAATTCACTGGGCGACTATCAATTATCGGGGCACAAGTCGCAGCGAAAATTCCGTAAAATGAGATGCTGGTTTAAACCTCGTTGTGAGCCGCCCCCCGCTGTCGTCGTTGCGCCGGTTGTTACACCTGTTGTTAAGCCGGTTCATAGAACTTGGCGTAGAGTAATTCTCAGTCTATTCGGCATTTCTCTAATTTCTTTACACTGGCGCTGGGCGGTGAATCACATCTATAGTCTTACTGCTTTGCACGACGATGCCGCGATAGTGGCCTTTACATCAATCACTCAATCCGCCATGTACGCGATAAGTGCGATGGTAGTTTTTCTTGTGACCGGACTGACGTTCTTTTCGTGGTCGCAGTCCACCAGTTTAACCGCGAACCTTGCTCAAGAAATCACGAAAGTAATTAATGATAAAGACAAATGAGTTACACAATTCAAAAACCAGGCATACCGTGGATAGTAGAAGTTGATGGTGACGATCTTGTGGTGCGGAATATCCGCGCCACTTGCTTCGGAGGCCTGTTTGATTCTGGCGACAACGGACAAACCGAAAGCGGGGTTCTCAACCACGGCTATCCTACCGCCGACGCCTATCCGATGGGAGTAGCCTTGCCTATCCGCAGCACGGAAGCCGCAACCCGAGGATCGCCTTTGGCATTTACGGGGCCGCATATTCCTTGGAAGACAACGATCAAAGTGTGGAAAGAAACGGAAGGCGAGGAAACCGCTGTGGAAGGAATACTCATCGATAACGGACCAGATGTTTCACGGTATCCCAGTCATGCACTCGACTTGAATCCTAACTTTGTATTGCATTTTGAGCCGGATTTTGATCCGCGGAAAGTGGCGAATGAATGGAGTGGTGAAGGATTTTCCTATCGGATTGTGGGCGGGGCTAAATATGTCTCATGAAAAAGCCCCCAGCTTTTCCTCTATTAAAATTAGAAATGCAAAGAGGTGAAGATTGTGGACTGGCCTGTATCGCTTCTATAACCGGCTATCGATACGAAGATGTGTTGTCGGAAGCAAGCCGAAAAAGACCTGTTGGGTGCTTCCCGCATGAGACCGGACTGTATTTATCAGAGATAGTTCGAATAGCCAAACAACTAGGCTGCACTCTAAAGAAGAAACGAGTTTGTAATTTTGACAAAGATGAAGGAATACTCTCCGTTGATTGGAAGAGCGGCAGTCGTTTTAATCATCATGTTGTTGTGGTAGTTCAGGGACTAATATTCGACCTATCTGATATGTCTGTATGGATGCCCAGCGATTATCAAAAATCCCATAGAGCAAAATTTGGCTCTGTGTTAATACCAGTATGAGTAACAAAATTCGCCCTTGGCGAAAGAAAGATAAGAAGCACTACAAGCGCAAGGTTAAATTCGCGAAAGCTAAGAAGCCTGTCCTCGCCAAGACTGTTACAATAGACGACACCCCTTGGGACGTTAAAATAGACAATTGACGATATTTAGGTAAGCTGTTCAGGTAATGGCCGACCCTAAATCCCAACCTCAACGATCTTATGTAGGCGGTAGCTTGGCTATTGTAGGGAAGCCCAATTCTACCGAGTTTCCCACACCTAATCTTCGAGATCGAATTCTGGTTGTGCGTCGGGATAGCCGCAAGGCGGGGTATAAAGTTCCTCTTCAAGGATCGAAATACGACGGGCCGAACGCAGAAAAATTCTGCGACTTCAAATTCGCCACGATTAAATCACTAGATCAGATTGGTTGGGAGAACTGGTATTACGTAAATGAAAGGCGCAATCAGAACGCATATAATTTTGAGATCAGCTATCCTTACGCCAGTAAAGACTACCCTACTATAACTCGGACCTATGTATTTCTCCGAGGGGACCAGCGGAGTAAAGAACCTGACGCGGACACTATGGACCCCGTGTACGGGGATTTATTTCTCACCGACCATAAGGTTATCCGGCTACAACAACCAGAACTTGATGCCTTGTTTGTCGGCATACAGCGGACATATGAACGACTACCCGGTCCGATCATCATCAGCGATCAGACCAATCAATTTCAACAAGAAGTTACGGTTGCCGAACAAGAAGATATCGCTCCAGATTTCCCCGTTGTTACCGCCCTAACTGAATCGGCGAAGCTAGAGCGTAAGACGACAGCTAAAGCCAAGACCACAAACGCCACTGTCGATTCTGTCTTCCCTGAAACCGCTTACAAAGTCAGCCGCGATGACGCCGTAGTTCCTTATCGACATAGGAAATTTTTAGGGGCGCTTCCCTCAGTTCAAATATCCCAAACTCTGGCAGGACAAGCCCATGTCCCGTCTTTGGCGGACGTGAATTGGGATGCTTCGGATCACCAGACTACGTTATACAAGCACCAAGTCTCTACTACCTCTCGATTTCTTGTCGCCCCTATCGCCCTGCTGGAATATCGCCTTACACCAGAGCAACAGTTGTCCACTACTACAGAGACTTGGGCGAGAGGGCTACAATCTTTCACGCCTTCGCCTTTGTTAATCGAAGCCGACGTTATCCAACTAGGTAACAATGAATCAATAAAAAGTGTTACCACCATACCTGATGTTTTCCCACAGGTGGTTTATGAAGCAGAAATTCCTGATCCAGTTCCGTTAAAATTTAAAGTAGCCATTCCTGTTTTCGCCACTACGTACACGTCTACCGGAGCAGCTGCGCCTCCTGCTCTTGGAACCGGAGAGTTGATGAGGCGGGACGAACAGACGAAAGAATTTTGGCATCGGTTAATGATTAAAGGCCGCGATATAGGCCAGCTACCCCGCTCCTTGGTGAGTTACGAACTCACGCCCGAGCAACAAGTCGCCACGGTTACTGAAGTTCTGGCGGCAGGATTACAGACTCTTTCACCTAACGAACTCCTTCTAAAAGGATCTGTTGATAATCTTGGTAATAATACCTCGCTTAAGTCTACCACTACGACGGTAGACGTATTTGATAGAAGAGAATTTACTGTCTCGATCCCAGATTTTCTACCAGAACGGTTTCGCGTTGCCGTACCAGTAACGGAATCCTCGGCCACTCTACCTTCTCCTAATCCTGTAACAATCCCGGTACTTGGCACTGGAGATTTAGAAGCCAAGGTAACCCAAGAAAAAGAATTCTGGAAACGCGTAAGTCTTAAAACTCGAGGAAACGTGGTTCGTACTGTTTTGGTTTCCTACAAGATGACCCGAGACAAACAGATTGAAACGGTTGTCGAAACGTTTAATTCTGGTATCCAGACGATTTCTCCCAACGCTCTAACCATTGAAGCAGACGTTACTAATCTTGGAAACAATACTTCTTTGAGTAATGTGGGGACGGTTCAAAATTTATTTACAGAACCTTCCTTTGAAGTAACGATTCCTGATTTAGTGCCGCCAGAATTCAAGGCTTCAGTTCCGACTAGGATTACTGAGTCTTTAATTCCTGGAAACGCCGCGCTTCCAATTCTCGGTACTGGTGATATTTCTCACACTGAGAAACAGGTAAACGAGTTTGTGTATCGTGATCGCCTTGAAACGCGAAGCGGAATTTCGTTGCCGAAGACATTCGTAAATCTAGAATTGACTAAGGAATTTGGTGGGGGCGATACAAATATTCTTCGCACTCTCGCTTTAGGTTCTCAAAGTTTGGATGAGGGACTTGTTGTTCTTAGATCGGAAGTTAAGGATTTGGGTAATGGAATGAGCCTGAAGGAAACCCAACAATTAAATGGGTTGGGTTGGCCCGCTCTACCTAGCTTGTTATGGGACGACAACATGCGGGTTCAGTACAGCGAAACCAAACAGGTGGTGCCCAAAGGAACGGCTCCCTCTTCTGATACCGGATACGCAGGGTTAAGCGAGGTCAAATCTATAGATACTTGGCGTTCGTTGCTCACGACTACGAATAAACCGGCGCGATACTATAGTGTAGATACCGCTTTGATTACGCGAGAATTCCGGCCATACAGATTTCCGGGGTATCTTCAATTTTCAGGAACAGGGTATTACACTCGTGCCGCTACCGCGGTTCTTGTCGAACATGTGATCAGAACGTGGTGGGTTAATTCAAGTTCAACTCCAACGATTACTTACGATAGAATTGTTACCGGTGATGTAATTATCAATAATTTAGCTCTTACGGGATTGGAGTATGCCAGAAACGTGTTACATGATGGGTTTAGTTTTGGAATACTTAGTTATCCCGCCACCACTCCATCGGCCTCTGAATACACTGGAGCGTTAAATGGCCTCGCCCCTGGAAATTATCAAATAGCCAGTCTTTATACTCCTGGTTCGGCGGGAGGGTATACCGCTGGTGAAACTATTACAGTGTCGGACGGCAGAGGACACACGATGCAAACTACCGTTCTCTCTGTTTACGATGTTGGTACGATTCATGGAATAATTGGGTCTCTTTCTGCAAATGGTACGGGCAACTTTCCTCCTGGCGGATACGGTCCTTTTCCAGGGAGTGGAGGATCCGGACAAGGGGCTTTATTTAATGTCAGTGCGTTTAATATTCCGGCCTTTGTAGGCGGGCCGTGGATAGGGACTCTCAGAATTATCGACGCTTCAGTTGTTCCGGAAAAGGAACCAAATATGTGGAAGTGCCAGACTAAGTCTGTAGTCATGCAGTGAAAACTGAACAAGAGCGCATTGATTACTTGGCGAACAGGGTAAGAGAATTCAATATCCAAGTTTCTGGTGGCGGACTAATCGACGGGGGCTTTGGAAAACTTCCGCCAATAGGACAAGGCGACATTACTATTGAACACTTGGAACAAGCCTTCAGTGAATTCAGGCTTACAGGCAACAATGGTATACAGGCGCATGGTAGTTTAGAGCACGGCTATTTGTTATTCGGGAATCCTCCTACCGCCGGTCCGGAAGGATTTGCTCCTGTTGTTCCGCTACCACCAATCCCGCCGATATTAACGGGGGCGTGCTGCGCTGAAGATGGAAGTTGCACAATAACCACTTCCGCTGATTGCACGGGGACTTATCAAGGCGATGGAACCCCGTGTGATCCTAACCCATGCCCGCCACCTTTACCTGATTGTATGTGTGGGTTTGATGCTTTCGACGGAAGTGGGCGTAGATTTTTACATAAAGAGTCCACATGCACTTACAACACTCGCGATGATTATAGTGCTATTTGCGGTTCGCCGGGAGTTCACACTAGATACGACGATAAAACGTTCACGCCAACCAGTTCGTACACGGCTGACTACGATCCAGACACCTGCGCATTTAGCTCATCAAATGGACATTACACTTTCCATGAAGTGTTCACTAGCTGTGTTGGTCTAGTAACCACGTTTGATACTAGCGGAACCTTTGGAGACAGTTCCTGTATTGGCTGTGGAACTACGTTTGGTTGTTCTGAATCCATAGTCACTACAGCAACGACTAGGACGACGACCGATACATTTGCTGGAGGCGGCGGATTCCCTATCACAACGGGATCGGGAACATTTACAGAAACGCTTTCCGACGAATGTATTCCAATATGATCCAAGATCGTCTAACTCAACTGGAAAAAATCTTCAACGATTTCAATATGATCGGGCAGGATGGCATCACGACGCACGGAGACTTGCATCGAGGGTACGCCGTTCATACGCCGGATGCTCCTCCTGGGGAAGGTCCTGGGTTTGCTCCTATTGTTCCGATGCCGCCGGTTACACAAACAGGAGCTTGCTGTAACAGTGGCGATTGTTCCATTGATACCCAGTCGCATTGCGAAAGCGGAGGCGGAAATTATCTTGGTAACGGCACTCCTTGTGACGGAGTGGATTGCACACAAGGAGCGTGTTGCGATTCCGATGATTTTTCTTGTTTCTTGGATACGTCCGAATGTGAAGGGTATGGTCCGCCTTTTTCTTACCTAGGCGATGGCACAGTCTGCGACCCGAATCCTTGCGGTTCGCCGTGTGGTTGTGGGTGGTTGCATAATGGAGTTTGGTATTTAACAAAAGAAGTGCATCTAGTAGGGAGTCTTGATTGCACTGATTCGGGTGAAGAACATTCTTCTACCGACATCACAACCAGCGCGACATATTCACAGCCTGGTTGTGTATTAACCACCTTCTGCTCTGGTGGATCCGATACACATAACTGTCCTGAATTCGGGGATGTTCATTTTGGTTGGGTTAGCTGCGCATTCGATGGAGGTTGCGGTTGGAGTCATGGAACGTGTATAACCAATGATACATTTTACTGCACGCATTGTGGCACGTCGCACTCAGGAGGTTGCCCGGGCGGGGTGCTTATAGATCAAACGGACGACTGTCACTCGCATGAAGACAACGGAATTTGTACAATAGATATTACGGTGACTGTCACTTATTCTAATCCTTGCGTTTAAGACAATGATCCAAGATCGCCTTGCAATCTTGAAGCCTTGCAGCTATGCTCTCTTATTAAAATGAAACTTGGAGACGCCGTAGAAAAGAATCCCTTGGTCCACGCAATAGGACGCGCTACTGGATGTGTCGATAAACAAACGAATCAGTTGCGCCCAGACTCGCCGTGTGCTAAAAGAAAAGAAGCACTAAATAATTTTTCCGATGCCGTCTACGACGCCTTCTGGAAGAAAGCAAAAGAAACATATGACAAACTACATAGTAAATAAGACGACTACGGAAGTATTCGGGGTCGTTGCGGATTCATTTAACGAAGCCACGAAGGCAGTTGAACAAGGGAATGGAGTAGCGATGGGATTCAATGTCGCCTACAATGTTCGCCCCCAACCACAGGCTCCAACTCTTCCGCCTCCTCCAGTTGCGATTACAAAACCATAGAGTAAACTCCAAGAATGAGTTGCGATTCTGAAGTTCTCGGTTCTTGTTGCCCCGGCCCCACTGGTCCCACCGGACCTACGGGACCTACTGGTGCGACCGGATCCGGAGGTTCCGGAACCACTGGACCCACTGGCCCCACTGGGCCAACCGGCGCAACCGGCGACACTGGTCCCACTGGCGCAACTGGCCCAGTTGGTGTGACCGGCCCAAGCGGACCTCAAGGAGTTCCCGGACAAGCGGGGCCAACAGGAGCAACAGGTTCGATAGGTGCAACAGGTTCAACAGGACCAGATGGAGATACCGGTCCCGCTGGTCCGACAGGGGCCACAGGTTCTACTGGTCCAACAGGAGCGACAGGGGCAACAGGCGGGTCAGGCCCGACCGGCCCTACCGGACCGACTGGTGCAACTGGGGCGACAGGCGCAACGGGTCCTACCGGACCAACCGGTGCGACTGGATTAACCGGACCGACAGGGCCAACAGGAGGTTCAGGTCCGACAGGAGCAACAGGTGGAACCGGACCGACGGGGGCGACAGGAGCAACAGGCCCAACTGGAGCAACAGGTCCTTCAATGGTCGTTGCGTCCGGACGCGTAACGGCGCAAAGCGCCGCGAATCCTGCAATTGCTTCTTATACTAACGGCGGTTCTGATTCTTCTTTAGGGGTATCAATGAACATGAATGTGATTTCAGCATCAGCTATTTCCGCTACTCTCAGTTGCGACTATACAGATGAAACAAATACCGCTCGTACTGTGATTCTTCCAGTAACTCATTTAGACGGTACTATTGTATCCGCCGGTCTTGTCATTACAACCGGCGTATTCCAAACCCCAGTTGTGCATATTCGAGTTAAAGCCGGAACAAACGTAGTTCTATTTACCGCTACTGGGACCTACACTTCGGTAAGCTACAATGCTGAAGGCGTGATTCAAAAATTTGCATGAGTAAACCAATAAAAAAACCCGCTACATTCCCGACAAGAAATATACCGCCCACGCCAAAACCACAGCCTGAAAAAGAAACCGACGAGCAAAAGCAAGCTCGTGTTGATGGAGCAAACAAAGCTCTACAGGCTTTATGTTCTCAATATCATGTGGCCTTTCATGTGCCGCATCTTGATATATCTTCAGGTAAGATTTGGCCCGTTATTAAGTTGATGGCGTTAGATCTTCCTTAGTTGCATAAGCTCCTCCTATGTAATATGCTGAGTCCAAGCATATGCGTTTAGTTCTTGGAGTAGCGAAGGAAAAATTAGCCCAACACGCCCCCGCGGAAGTGTTGGAGGATCGTATCAATCGATCTATTGAAAGAATTCTAGTCGATGGAAAATTCAACGGCTCGATGGATCGCATCATGCTGCAAGTGCTGTATGGCGACCTTACTCTGCCGAGACAATACCGCACGCTCGAAGGTGTAAAGATCGATAAAGACGCCAACGGCAATTATCGTGTGCGCGTTCTAACCAACGGATGGTATGAGTTCCTTGAATCAAAAGTTACCGTTCAAGATTTAGATCGTCATGGTTATGGGATGGACACCGTTCAAAGCCGCGGCGACGGCTGGGCAATCATGCACGACCTTCCGTTAGGCGGCTATCTACAGTTAGCATATACTTTGCCTGGGGGAGCAGTTGCTCCTACTGTAACAATCTATGGCAGAGATACTAACTTCATGCCGATCCAGTTAGTTCTCAACGACACAACTATAACAGCGAATCCTTTTACAAGGATAGAACGAATCCATATGGGAGTGTCTGCCTTTGTAACTACAGTTAACTACCTGACCGCTTTGTCTGGAGGCACCACTACTGCAATGGCGATTATAGAGCCTTTGGAACAGGAAACTTTTTATCGTCGTTACCATGACGATGCGCTAAGTAACCAAGCTTCCGTGAACGCCATCTGTTACGTTAAGCGTCGGCATATCGAGTACGAATCCGACGAGGACGTTCTTGAAATCACAAATCTAACCGCCTTAGGATTCGAAATGGATTCCCTCCAGTATATGTCGGAGAACGATGTGTCGTTGGCTAATCAGTATCATGACGAAGCGATACGTGTGTTGAATGAAGAATTGAAAGACACGCATGCAGTAGACGAAGTTCCCACATTACGTTTCCGCCATCCCGGAGGCGCACCTAGACTGGTGTCACATTACTAATGGCTGAGAATTACGAGCGTAAAATTTACGACGCGATCCAAAAAGGATACATTACCGATCCAAACGCGAACGACGATACTGGTGGTTTCAGCCCAGAACATACTAACGAAAGTTTATTTCCTACTAAGCCCAAACCTCAAGGTAAAAAACAAACTGGAGCGACGGGCCCTACTGGTCCTCCACGCCCGCTAAATCCGCAACAAGTTTTTCAAAATAATCCCGCGGCCCAAGCTCTTAATAACCCCGCTTTAGCGGCTCTTGGAGATCACATAGATAATCTTAACAAGAATAACGACTGGCGAGATCGAGCCGCTGCACAAGCAGAAGGACTACAAAATCAATTTCATGGCCCACCACAAATGACTGGGTATCATTGGCATGCTGGATCCGGCGGATTACAAGGCGGGAATGACGCTGGTATGACCGCGACTTTTTCAGATGGAACTTCTCGATTTATAAACACCAGTATTCCGGGGCAAATTCCTGCAGAACGTCTTACCACTCAACAGGCGCAACAGTATATGCTGGACGATGCTTCGAGAGAAGGATACGGCGGGGGAATTCTTCCGGGGTGGAATAGCCCTACCGGTCAGAACATTGATCTGACAAAGTTTGGCCCCAAGGAAGTTGACATAAGCGCAGCAGGTCCGACAACTCCCTCTGGCTGGCTTAACAGCGCAATAGCCGCGGCTAGATCAGGAGCGAACACTTATGACACTGGTGGAAAAGGAACTAAAGTGGACGGCAACGCTCCCGTAGGTGAAATTGAACAAGGCAATCCCTTTAATCAAACTAAGATAGCTACTCCTACAGGGGGTTCGATTGGGATTAACACTGGGGCCGGGAATAATGATAATCCTTTTGTAGGAGAACGAGCAAAACTATTGACGGCTATAGGCCAGTCTTCCAATAAGGACAACAACCAATACCAAGGAGGATACTAATGGCTAGACGAGGCGGCGGAGGAATGGCATACGATTATAATTTGGGAAACAAACAGTTCCAAGAACAGCAGCGTCAAGCTAGAGCTAAGGAAGCCGAACAGCAGCAAAGAGATCAAGCCCAAGAGGCTAGGGACAGTTTTAAAAATTCCTTGGCCGAACAAGGTGAAAGGTTAAAGGCCGCTAACGATGCTTTTACAACGGCGTATAAGATGCATCAGGATCAGAAGCAGGAACAAGCTCTTCAACACGCCGCGCTTTTTATGCAGGGGTATAATCTTATCCCAGAGAACGCGCCTAATCGTAAGGAACAACTTAACTGGCTCATGAGCAAACTTCCTGAAGCAATGAAAGTGCCAGAGATTCAGAAGATGCTCGCCGCCGACAACGCTCGGCTCAATCCAAAACCGGAAATTACAGCACAAGATGCAAAATTTTTAAAAGATAACGGGCCAGGTTCTAAGAACTATGCCGCCCTTCAAAAGTCCGCCGGAAATCCAGACGCTCCTGATCATGTAGAATCCGCAATACAATATGGTCGAGTGTGGGATCTCTTAAAGAAAGGCCAAGGCTTGCCCACCGGCACTCCGGAAGGAACGGACATACCGGGTTATGTTAAAGGCATCGAATCGACGTTTGCAAAACTTCCCAACGGCCAACCTAACCCAGCGTATCAACCTCCTGCTGGAGAAGTCCCCCCGCCTTCCACCCCTGCACCAGCGAACGCTGCAGCATGGTCCAATGCTACAGTGCCGGATGTTGCTCGGTTGCCGGGCTCAACTCAGCCTCTCGCAGCGCCCCCCGCTACCGGTACTCCAGCGGCAACAGCGCCAACCAGTCAGGATGCTAAAACATTTTTGAATGGTCTCTTCCCGAAAACTTCAGATGCTGGGGCCGCTTCATCCGCCGCTTCTGATAGAAACGAATTGAACGACATGATGAACCAGTCTCCAGAAACACAGTTCGCTGCACCTAAACAACCGACACCACCGCCAACCCCGACTCCTGCTCCCAAGGATCAATACTACACTGCGTAAATGGATGACGACGTTCAGCCGCAACCTCAACCTGACTGGCAAGGAAACCCACCTCCCGCGCCAACAGGTCCGCCGCCTTCGTGGGATGATATCAAGGCGGCTCCAGAGTTCGCGCAGTTAAATCCTAACGAGCAGATCACCGCCTTCCAACATTGGAGAGGCGTAGCAAGCGACCATGCTTCCTCGCTTCCTGGCTACAATCAGGATGTGCAACAAGAGTTCAATGAAGCCTCGAATCCAGAGCAACAACGCCTCGCTACTGCAGCGCAACAATTCAACACACAACACCCCGATCTTCCGGGATTGGTGCAGCCGCCTACGGAAGCCGAAGGATTCTGGGGAACCGCTGGGAGAGCCTTAGCTAGTGGCATCGGTCCTGCGGCAGGACAAGCAGCGGGCGCGGAACTTGGTGGAGTAATCGGAGCAGCGGCGGGAGCCCCTGAAGGTGGGGTGGGTGCGATTCCTGGAGCGATCCTAGGCGCGGGAGCAGGAGGTTTAGGCGCAGGATTACTAGCCGAGAGCGCGCAGAAAAGTATCATGGGCGATGAGTGGTATAATCGTAATCGCCAGCAGATGGATCTTAATGCGAAAGCGCATCCTTACGCTCACCAAATTGGAACACTTATCCCCTTCTTGGTTTCCGCCTTTACCGGTGCAGCAGAAGCTAAAGGAGTGTCAGATTTAGTTGGTAAAGTAGTTTCAGAAGAAAGCCCCAAACTCGCCCGAGTGTTGGGCGGTGGAGCGGAACGTGTTATCACCGGTGGATTGGGCGGCGCAAGAGCAGGGGCGTTAAGTGAAGTCGAGCAGAAAGGACAGATAACTCCAGAGACCGTGGCGACTGGAGCAGGACGAGGAGCGGTAACAATGGGAGCCGTAGGTATTTTCCCCGCGATGAAAACTATTCTGGGTCAAGCTATAAAAGGAATTCCAGACTCCTATGTCATGGCCACTGCTGGAGAAGTGTACGACGCATCTATCGAACACAGGCCCGTAGACTTCAAGAAAATTTCTCAGGAAGGTGGGGGAGGAATCGCACCGTTTGCTTTACAGAACGCCTTACTTGGAGCTTTGCATGGTATGCCTTTGAGGGCTAGATCAGGCGAAGCACCGCCTCCAGAAGCCGCTACTCCAACGAAGCCAGAAATCGAGGCTGCGGTTATCCAACGTAGAGACGATTTAGAGAAACAGAAAGCCCAAGATCCCGCTACTTTCACGAAAGATAAACAAGACGAGTTGGACGATCATACCCGACTTATTGAAGAACAACAAAAACTTCAACCTCCCGCCGCACCTGAAACACCCGCAGCCCCAACTGCCCCAGAAGTAACCGCCCCAGAAGTAACCGCCCCAGAAGCCGTGTCGCCGGAAGCTCCTAAGGAACAAGCCCCTCCTATTACTCAGGAAGAATTGGCGAATAAAATCAATGTTCCACCGGAGAGTATTGCGAGGCCTGAAGAGAACGTGGTTCAAGGAGGCATTGCAGCAGGAGAAGTTCCCGAAGCTTCGCCTAACGAGAATGTTGTAGCAAAGCAAGATAAATTTTTAGATGAGTATGCGCAAGAACGTGGGCACGAGTCTTACGCACACATGGCTGCGGCGGATCCTCAAGAAGCTATCAAAGCGATGCAATATTGGAAGCAAGAATTTGCGCCTAAACTTCCTACTGAAGCAGCGAAACCCACAGACGAACAACGACAGGCAGCAGAAGCGCAAGCAAAGACGCTCTCAACGGAAATTTTGCAGAAGAGACTCTCGGAGAAAGATAAAGGGTATCATGATATCATTCAAGCAGAGTTGGATCGTCGGGCGAATGCGGGAACGGCGGCGCCAATTCCTGAAAAGCCAACAGAGCCCGCGGCCCCTACTCAAACTCTCGAAGAACGCATCGCCGCCAAGACCGAAGCGGAGAATGCCAAGGCACGTTCGATTCAGGAAGTAGAAGATAAGATTCCACCTGACAAACCTTTCCCGAAAGATCTTGTTTTTAAAACTCGGGACAGAGAGTTAGCTGCGAAACAAGCTTGGCTAGACCACGTACAAGATCCGGAAAGAGATTTTACGATTCAGGATTTACAAAAGTTCGGAAAAGATGCGGGGACTAAACTGTATAAGGCAATGTGGGGTGAGGGGGGAAAGACAAAGCATACGGTTCCGCTGGATGAAGCTCGCAAAGAAATAACTGAAGGAGCGCCGACACAGGCGGAAACGCCAGAGGAAACAGAACGAACTGCGCCCGAATTTATTCAACAACCAGAAGCCCCAACAGAGGAAGCCGTTACACCGCATGAACAAGTTCTCATGGATCATGGCATCACGGATCCCAAAGCTGCCCTTGATCGAACTAACGAGATAGCCCGTAAAAAAGGATTGCCTGAAAAGACGATGCAGGATCTAGCAGAAGCGATGCAGAAAGCGGAGAAGATGACAAGGCAAGCCCCGACGGACTCAGGCATTGCAGCAGGTAAGACAGTAAGGACTGAATCTTCTGTTCCTATTAATCCCATTCGTGTGCTAGAGAACACTCAGAAGCTTGACAATATAGGCGCGCTTGATCCTAAAGATCCTGTCGGCTCGGGCTTGCGTGGGTTGGCAGAAAAAGGAACCGCAGTTCAAAAATTTATCGCCAAGCTTTTGCTTAACTCCGGAATCGATACATCCAAAATAAAACTTTCGTTCGATAACAAAATGGCGCAGAAGGCCCTTTATGAATACGACGGGAAACACGGCTTCAATATTTATCTTAATCTTAACTCCGACCACAGTGCATCCTCGATCTATGGCGCCTTGCTGCATGAAGCCTTGCACCATGTTACCGTGTGGAAGCTGCTGCCGGGATACGTGCCCAATGCCCACGAGGCGGTAGCGATTCAATCCCTCGATAGATTACTGACACGAGGTCGCCAGGCTGCGTGGAAAGAATCCTTCGGGCGAACTGGAACCAAGGAAGAACTCGCCGAATTTACCAAGTGGCTGAACAATCCTAATGATACAACGGTTAATCTATCGCACGACCAACTTTTCAAACTCTACGATAACTATTCCAAGTTCTACGGCCTCGCCAATACCAAGGAACTGGTGGCGGAAATAACTAACCCCGAGTTGGTAGATTTTCTAGGTCGCCTTCCCGCCGATACTTCCATAAAAGGAAGGGCATTAAATCTTCTTCACCAAGCCCGCAATATGATTATGCAGTTGGTGTCCGGACGACCTGTGGAACAGCAGGACAACATACAAAAGTACTTTGAGTCAGTCGCCGCGCTGACGCAGGAAGCCCCAACTCATGTAGGTAAAGCAGAGATAGGTCTGCGATCAAACGCCATTCAGCAAGCAGAGAGTGCAGGACTATCGCCTGATGAGATAGACCGGATCAAGAAAGGAATGATACCGGCGGGTAACCGATTCCTGTATTCCATGGCTCCCTACAATGTCGAAACAAATCGACTAGGCGATAAACATACCCTGCCTAAGTCCGGAGAGATAGACGAGACTGCATTCGCAAAAGTAGGTGGCGTGAACAAGCCGTTGAACAAAGCGGAGATTGCTCTTTATAAGACGATAGTTCCTCAAGCATTCCAGAATGGAAAAGTAAACGTTCGAACATTGGATCAGGGTCTGAGGACCAGAGGACCGACGGTGGAGACGAAGAAGTTGGGTAGAACCGCAACTGATTTTAACTCACAAATAGGAGCAATTAATGAAGGCAGTCGGATGCGTCATGAATGGTTTGATAATCTTACGGATAAAACTCAAACCTCCATAGCAAATTTTGTTCGTGAATATCTACACGATCCAGATTCCGCCGATACTAAATCATGGTTAAATCAAGCTTCTGAAGATCATCTTGGACAAGCAGGGGCGCATACCGGAGACGATCAAAGGTTTCGACAGCAAGCGCAACGTTGGGCTGAGCTACAAAATATACGCGCACCCAAATCTACAGATGCAAAATATTCTTTCATAGGTCCGAAGTCCGAAGAACACATGCCGGGATACGTGGAGGGATTGGTGCGACTACCGTCAAAGGATATCGGATATTATGATAAGGCGATAGACGAAGCTAATAAAGTAAATTATCGTGGTCCTCACTTCGGCGCGGAAGATAGAAACGTTCTCTCCTTCTACCGTGGCTACGAGGAAACCCTGCCGGATGGAAGCAAAGCGTTCCATGTTATAGAGGTGCAAAGTGACTGGGCACAACAAGAACGTAATCGTGCCGAGAAATTAAAAGATAGGCTATCAAAGATTTCCATTTCCAAACCAATCGCAGGAGATAATTATTGGTCTTTGTATACGGCGGATAACGGTCATTTGGATTATGACACTGAAGAACAAGCTAAGGCGGCTGAGAAAAAACTTATCGAACAAGAACACGAAGCTCGCGATCCTCGGCAAGGAAACCATCCACTCCTTCAAGTCTACGAATCCCTCGCCTTGAAAGCAGCGATCCAACACGCCAAGGAAATCGGTGCGAGTAAAGTAATTCTCTCCGATGCCGAGACAGCGATGATGACAGAGGGGCATGATCGGGCGTATCCAGTTCGAGCACAAGTAGGCGATTGGGTGGCCGGACATCTTGGTAACGGTGATATTTCTGACGCCGCCATAGTTCGTGAGCCAGATATTCGTGTAACTAAAGAGGGTGGCGGTCTGGCGGGATTAAAAGAAGAGGCGGAGAAAGATGATGGTAAGCGTAATTTTAAATACGTACAGGTCACTCCTGAACTTCTTGCGGAAGCTTCTAAACCATTACAGGACAAAGGCATGCGACTCCACTACGACCAGACTCTCCCTTCTGCAATGGAGAAGATAACAGGGCAGAAAGGAGAAGCAGTGGATTTAGGTCCACATAAATCAGCCGAACCCAGAACTAGCAATACTGCTATAGCGTATGGTATTGACAATCCAAAAGGCGGATCACCAGTTTTCAAAGACGCCGAAGGCAACCCGAAAACCAACATCACCGGGAAATCCTACGATCTGGTAAAGACTCCGGATGAATTCACCCTAACAGATAGACTTCTTATCGCTGCTGGATTATCGCCAGAAGAACTCCCCAAGAGCAAAGGCAAATACGCTGTCATCATGCGAGATGCGGGGGTTCCCTACGTCGGAAACTTCCTTGGCACCCATGAACAAATGGCCAAAGATGCCCAAGATATATTGGCCAAGAATCCCAACGCTGCTGATGAACGTTTGGATTTCTTAGTGAAAGGGAAGGCGGTCCCATCTGCAGAAGACTTTCATTTATTCCGTGCAAAGGTTTCCGAGATTAGGCGAGAAGAAGTAGCGGCCCGAGTAAAAGGTGATACCGCCGCTGCTCAAGCAGCTTACGCCAAGGAACAAAACTGGATGCAAAAAGTTTATAACAAGACCGCGGAAGCCGGTAAGTCTTTACAAGCGGTACAAGGGGCGTTGGATATTAATACCGGCGACTTCTTCGATCTTCGATCCTATTTCAAAATGGTTTATGGGAAAGACTTTACGCCCAAGCAAGAGGAACAGGTTAAACAAATCGTTCAAGCTACGACCGAGGCGAGAGTTGAGACCTTAAAGAACTCTATCAAAATGGGACAAGAGATTGTCAAGACTGCCGAGGGAACTACGAATGAATTAGGTAAGGCGGCGGAAGGAACCAAACTAACTAGCGCCGAAAAGAAAGCCGCCAAGGCAGCAGGAGTAGAGACAAAGAAAGATCCCACCGGAAAAGACACTGGACAACTGGAATTTGGATTCGACTACGATCCCGCCGATGCTGGAAAGAAACTTAGCCAATATCTTAACGCACGGTTCGAAGCTAAGCCGTATAGAATTGGCCAGAAGAATCTTACCATTCGTGAAGTCGGTAATATTTGGAAGTTCATTAAGGCAAATTATTTAGACGGCACAGAGTATATTCGGCCAGAAGAATTGGTTAACGATGTCGCCAGTGATTTAAAGATCGATAGGCGCGTAGTCCAAGAAGCAATCTCGGCTCCTAAGACGGTGCGAGCTTTCGAGGCAGAACGTTATAAAGCACAGGCACAGCAACGAGCGATTGTGCAAGCCACTAAAACGTTTATGGACAATGCCGACAAGGGTAAAGTATTAAGCAATCTCGCCAAACTTTGGGAGCTTCCTCGTACCATTGCAGTTGTTGGTCACGTCAACCCCGCTCTTACACATGCAGGATCTTTGTTATTTAGGCCTTTATCAGCAGGAAGAGAAGAACTTGCCGCAATTCCTCAGGCATTTCGCGCAGCCTTTCTAGGTGGTAAAAATGAAAAAGGAGTAAAAATGGACGCCGCCGCGTATCATGAGAAACTGATGCAGGATGTTATGAATGCGGATGATTACGCCTATCTAACGAAACAAGGTCTCGCTGCCAAAGTGGGAACGTTGGAAGATATGGGACAATACAACAATTATTTAGGAAGAATCGGAGTCGCGGGTAATCGCGGAATGGATACCCTTAAAGTCTTGCGGATGAACGTGGGGCAGAAAGAATACAAACGACTACAAGGTAAAGATTGGTTCAAAGAACTGGATCAAGATAATAAAGATCAAGTTGTGAAAGAAGCGATGTCGCGGATTAACTCTGAAACCGGAACCACTACTCCTGGATTTACAAAAATTGGTAATCTCCTCACGGGAGACTGGAGAACATTTTTATTCGCCCCAAGATTAGAGGGAGCCCGATGGCAGCAAATGGTCGTTGACCCCCTTCGCGCAACCGGTTTGTTTTTAAAAGGTACCGCGGCCACTCCTGCAGAAAGATATTTTCGTATGGCAGTGCTTCGACGATCTGCAGAGATGGCCTCTACTATGGTAGCTGCGCTAGGCGTGAATGCTGCAATATTAAAAGCAGTTAATTCAGACGATAAAATAAATTGGTTTGACCCAACCCGATCCGATTGGTTGGCGTTCAAAGTGCATGGTCAGACAGTGCTCGCTCCAAGTTCTTTTCTTGCGCCCCTAAGGCTATCCTTAAGTGTCGCCCTATCTCATGTAATCCCTGCCGAAAATCGTCAACCCTACACAGATAAAATTATCAACTATGCGATGGGTAAAGTAACGCCCTCCATTTCGGATCTGGTAGAAATCGCCCGAGCAAAGCAGCAGTATACTGGGAAGCCTATTGAAGCTTTACAAAATTTATATGAAAATATGGGAGTAAAATTTTCGACGCCACGAAATCCAAAAGATCCTATTTCGCTTACTCATTGGGCTCTTACCAAAGGACCAATTCCTCTAGCGGCTACCGTAGAAGGCTGGAGCAATGCTATGGATCAACAAGGAATTGAACCTAAATTGCGGGATACAATTATCGGGGCAAGTCTTGCTCTTGTGGGATCGATGTTTGCGGTTCATCAACACCCAACCCCGCCCGAGAAGAACACTAATCAATAAGTTTTGTTCACCTTAGAGAAGGCCATGATGCAGACCACGCCAACCCACGCCAAACATTGGTAACCGAATCCGGCTAACGCACCGACTACACCTAAATAAGATAGGAGCCACCCCCAAGGAAATATGATTCCAAAGAGACAGATCCATGGTATTGTTTTCATTGATATACTTTCATAAATTGTGAAACTAAATGATTTACTGACCGCGCCGCCGCTGGGTTGGCGTTTTCAGGAGGCAAGCACTAATTACTGGATGACAGGAATAACATTCGAACAAGTTCTTCCTAAGATCATGCAGCACCGTAAGAACATGAATCTACCCGCCATCAACCCACCCTTCGCAACTCTAGCTGACGAAGTAGAGGACTGGCTGTGCCAACATCTATCCGAAGACGATCAAAGAAGATTATGTTCCCCGACGCGTCCGATTTCATGGCCCGTATACTTGTTGCCCTTTAAAGCTCTTGCCAAAGAAGGCGACCGAGGCCTTGGCGATATTATCGCCAGAACCATTGGTCCAGTGGGGGGCGACGCATTTAAGTCTTGGTACAAGGCTACAATAGGTCAGGACTGCGGATGCAGAGATAGACAAAGACATCTCAATAATCAGTACCCTCTCTAAATCCCCGTAGGAAATTTTTTTATTTTCTAGGCCTAACGAGTGGTTGCCTATAGAGGAATTCCATCCACATAGTGCTCTTTCTCTTTCTGTCGCCTTGTTTGTTCAAGATAAAATACAAATCTTTCAAAGGCGTTTGATATTAAATCGCTATCGTGGTTTCCATGACAGCCATATTCATAGGAGACCTGTTGTGCTGCCTCGATTATACTATCGATATCCATTTGCCCTTCACTTTCTTTCGTTTGATTTTCCCTGTCTTTCGTTTCATTGGAGCAAGTTCCTGTTGCGGCAGTTCATTAGCGACGTAATCCTTCAACGTTTGCCCGCCGCGGATTTGATAGTCCAATCCGATTTGAGGAAACCATCCTGACGGCGGATGTTTCCATCCTGTTACTTCTTTACTGGTTTGCTTTTTCATCCTATCATTGGGTATCGTTCTTGAGTTACGTAAACTACTGGTTTGGGTTGCCCTGAGTAGGCCCATTCTCCTGCGAACCAACCGGCCTCCCACGCCCGTCTAGCTCGTTCTTTGTGATCTGCTATATCTTCTCGGGAACCGACGGTATCCCAGTATTCTTCGAAGGTGGTTGCCATAAATGATTTTCCATTAGGAATTGGTTGAATTTTAGTACTCGTTCTTCTTTCCTGTCCACTAGCCACAGGCCGAAGCCCATCATCACAGTGAAGCAGATTATTATTACACATGCTAGCTTGATCATATTGTATCTACCATATAAGGCCGGTTATACTCGATCTCCCCCCGAGTAGTGCGGGTTGATCGTATCGGAATCGGCTTTCGCCACTCCGATTTAATCTCCAATTCAATCTGCCTTCCACGATCTTTGCTGCCGTGACTGGCGCGAGTGCAGATAGAGTCACAGGTATCTTGGAATCTGTTTCTATTTTTCGCTCCACATACGACACAGAATGGTTTACGTTCTTTCTTCATATAACCTCTGTGAGGATTCTCCAACTTTTCAAAGTGTTATTTTCAAAGGAGACTTCCACAGGAACGTCTTTTAAATCCTTTAAATCGGAAACCTTTGCTTCTTCGAGAAGCTTATTGAGCTTCATAACTGTCTCGCCTAGTATTTTAATCCTATCCGCTTCTGTCCACTGGCAACTCTCACTTCGTTTCATCGACCAAGTTCCCCAGAAATCTCCAACGCCCCAAGCTTTCCCGCCAAGATCAAACGTAACTCCGATCATGGCGTCTTGATATCCCCCGTGTCCGAAGGAAATACTATTAATTTTCCCTATTTCAGTTCTCATTTACAAATCAAACACTTTCCTTTTGTAGTTTGGGCGTGAAGAATTCCGGGATAACACTCTTTTCCTATCGGGGAAATCTCATCGCCTCCATTGTCTAACAAATCCACATAATCTCGAACAGCGCCGTTCAAGGCCCTCTCATCGAGGGCCATGAATACGGCACTGCCTTGAACCACTACGAACCTGAATCCATAGAGCCAAAGCAGGAATTTAATCACGCTTCCCTAACCCGAGTCAGGAGTTCTTTACTAAACTCTTTGATCGCTCGGTCTATGTAAAGAGAATCCCAATTTTTGATATAAGAACGTTCGTTCCTAGTTCCCAAAACATTACCCCAAATCATATTAATGGCGTTGATCAAATGAGGCGTGGCCATATCTTCGACTAGATATAGCCTACCGTTATCGGTTTTCCAGATGAAAGGAATTCTACGGGCGTCTTCTGCCTCTCTACCTACATCTTCAGAATTATACCCGATGTGATATTGGTTCGTTGAATCTGGGAAATAATAAGCATAGCTTTTTGCTGCTGGCGGAAAAGATGCTGCCTTCCAACCATGATCTACTGTATAACTACCGTCGTTGTATAGGTTTATTTTCATTTACTAATTTTAAGTATTCCTCTTTGTATTTTTGTTCCATTGCTTTATTGAATTCTTGCGCCAAGATTGCACAGGCTCTTTTGTGCTGACGCTTCCATCGCCAGAGTAAAAACTCAACCCAAGCGGTATACAAATACTGTGCCACGTTCCTGTCTATCCACTCTATTACTACCATATGCTTTCTTACGAAGGTCTCGAAGTCGCGCTGAGACGCTCTGCGTCGGAGCGCCGATTCTTCTTCCTACTGCTGCGAGTGTGTGCCACCTGCAGTCTGTCATTACGTTGAATACTTTTACTAGTTGTTTTGTTGGTTTTTTCATAAATTGGTACTTGTGACGGTGCGTAAATTGAGTCGTGCGGTCCGGTATAAGCGTTCCATCCTGCGCTCACAGTACAACGATTTCTATTGGGGGCGCAGTTCGACGAACTAAAGCAACGGACTCCAAGAGTATAACACCAGTTACGTTTTGATTATCTTGTAGTCTTCGAGAAGCCGCGGCAGCTGCGTCAGAATAATTTTCGAATCTCGTGCTTCTATCGTTTGTATGTGTTGTATGTTCTGAAGTTATCGTCCAGAATTTATTGTATTTCATAAGGTAAGTAAGGCGGCACTATCGCCGCGAGACGGTTTGTTTCTTTCTTGGAGTCGGTGTAAATGTCGAAGACCGGAGTCTTTCCTCCAGACGCTCGTCGAGAATTAATCGCAGATCCCCTATCTTCGACAACATATCGGGAACTTCCCAGGATTTTTGCGAGCCAAGGTATTTGTATAACTGTGCCAAATGGGAATGACTTTTCCGCAGCAATTGTGCGGCCCCGTCTAGCTCTACGAGTGTTTGAACTAGCAATTTTATTTCCGTATTTATCTTCATGTTTGTTGTAAAATGTTACTCTCGCCATCCCTTTCTTGTTACTTGTTTGTTTCGGCACTGCTTCACAGGAGGATAACATCAAGCATAACAAGGCTAATCTTAACCCCACTGATCTGCAAAAGCTTTTGCTATGCCCTCGAAGGTTTTTGATCGTATCTTCCACCTGTCTTTCGACGGCGGAAGCCAATGCAATCGTTGCGCTTTTTTCTTATCCATAGGTAAAGGAACTATACAAGTAGGCGTTAACTTGGGCAAGTTCTTTAGCCAGAGACAAGTAGCCTTGCGCTCAGGATGCCCGAACTGATAAGGTTGAATGATTTGGTCATAGCTTCTCCCGATAAGTGATCGAGCATACTTATGTTGTATAGGATTTTCGATTGCTATCTTCGGAATGGCGGCATTCATTAGCGCCTTAAAGAAATTACAGGCTTTGATCATTGCGGTTTCTCTCACAACATTCCACCCTTGAATTTTTCCATCGTGCCATAACCAACTCACTCCGGAGTTGCACAGATAAGTGCAGGGAGGATGCGCTATCATAAGGTCCCATTTTTCAGTTTCTAACACATGAAGCACATCACATTGATAATGACGCTTCGAGTTATCGTCTGATGGGAGAATATCACAACTCCAAGTATCGTGCCCTTTCTTCCGGAAAGCTTCCCGCACGACTCCTGAAGATTCACATGCTACTAATACTCTCATTTGTTCTTGGGTCCTTCCAAATTGTACTATGAATTGGATACGGCGTATGGCAGATTAACTCCACCCATGCTTTCCCTTTTGCCGTTAATCGCCAAGCAGACTCCCAACTTCCAGACGCAGTAGCCCATTCTACGATTCCAGCTTTTCCCAAGTCTTCAATTACACTATCGAAGGCTAGTGTTCCCTCGAACGAACTGGGATTCGGGGAATAATACAAGTGCATTGCAATCTCTATTCCTACCGGACAAGTTCTAATTTTTGTGGACGAATCCATCTCCATCATCCTTTCTAGCTTTTCCTTTTACTTTCAACCCAACAATACAAGGATGCGGGTCTGTGAATCTCAAGTCTGACTCATCTCCATTTATCACTTGAAGATCGATCTCGAAATCTAAAGTGAAGGTTGTGGGCAGCGCCCCAAAGAATACAACGGCGGTGTTTGCCCCGCGAACCTTCCAGCCTATCGCCTGTTCAATAGCGTTCTTGCGCTCGGAGAGCGAGTAAGTCAGGTGATAGTTCTTTGGCAAGCCACACCGACGATTGCTTGGAAACTTTGTATAATCATAGAACTGCAGATCGGGAAATTTCTCCATGATTCCGTAGTTCTCCCACTGAATATCCGAAGTCCCATTCAACCGCACCGCCGGTATCAGGCTTCTCTTCTCCGCTTGTTTTATCAGCGCCTTAATATCCTGTTCGAGGGTCGCAAGGAATTCCTTCGGGTGTTCGAGCCACTCTTTCGTCTTTCGGATTCTTGCTCGCTGAACCACGTTGAAGCCGCCACGACCAGCAGTATAAAGACATACCCGCCTACAACCAGCAGTCGAGAACGGACATACGCTGCGGCTACCTGCCACGTTAGCAGGAGCGAGATATAAAATACCAGTAAGATACCCTTTCTTCTCTCCTTTAATTGTTTTTGCATCATTTCCAACGCTTAATAGTTTCATCTTTTTCCGGATTACTCTCCTCTACCCAAACAATTTCTCCTCCTAATTTTCTTTCAACAAAATCCCACGCCGCTATCCAATTTTTTTCATGCACCTCTATCGTAACATTCACTTTAAACGGCTTTAATTTGGGTTTTTTCATTTCCCCCTCGAATGCCCGAATCCCTTGGTTTTGGACGCAAAGGTATCTTGAAACGGGAATCTCTTGTTCTTGTTTCGCATTACGTTCACTGGTTTCTTTTTCTTAATTTTCTTTTTCACTTTCTTTCCTTTCATAATCTGTTACTCTGTTCTCCCCAAATCAATAGGTCAGCTTCCGCTAACGATAAATCTGGGTAATCTGCTTTCATTAAATTCTTGGTTATGTTTTCCAACCTTGCGTAGTCTTGGTCGTTCTGCGGCGTGTTAGTAGGAATGTTATCCAATTTCCAACGGTCTCGCAGCCACTTCAGAATATGAATATCCAACACACAATGATCGGCATTCTCTCGGGAATGAAGGATAAAGAACCGGCTGGTTTTGTTTCCCACTCCGTGAATCTTCATCATGTCCTCGACGCTGCAAGTTCTAAGATTGAGGTCCAGACTTTTAGTAATCGCCTGTTCAAGGCGAGTATACTGGCCTACTCGATGCGCAACCAGAATATTGTGCAAGTCTACAAGATTCTTCCGAAGATATTGAAACGGTGTTTCTTTCTTGCCGTGGAATAGTTTGTTAACTACTCTCGCGGTGTTATCCGCGTTCTTTCCGGCTACACATAAACAGTAAATCCAGAACAACTCCAGTTCCGCTTGTGAGCGTTTGAAGTTAGTGACTTCTGTGGGTTTTATTTCTTTTAGCTTCACGAATAATCTTTCTTAGTCTTTTGTGACACGGCGAATTTTTAGCGGGAAGCACTTGTTCAGTTATACATGCTTCAAGCACGGTGAGCATTAATAGTTCATCGCTCCAGTATGTGGCCGCTGCCGCGGCTAGAACAGAATCCCCCTTCTTTAAGTTTCTTCTACCCATATCACCTTTCCTTCCGGAAGTTTTTCTTGAACTTCGTCCCAAGCGTCCACCCATCCAGTTGTTATTACTTCAACACAAACTCGGTACTCTTTTCTAAATCGATCTGGATAACGTAAATATTTCAACGGCTCTACTTTTTTCTGTTTCTTTCTCGCCACTTCGCTACAATCTCCTTTCGTTTCTCTGCTGCTTTTTTCTCTCGCATCACGTCTGCCATGCCCCAAGGCTTACTGATTAACTTTGCCCTTTCGGATTTATTCATTCCTGAAAGGAACAAATCTGTTGGACGACATTGTGGTGTCGAAAATTGATCGCTCATTGTGCTAAAAATTCATCGGCTTTATCTATCGCCTTTTGAATTTGTTGGGGGAGTTTAGCTGATTGAGCGCACTCTCTTTCCCATTTATCACCGTATCCGCAATACTGTAAATGATCTCTCGCGTCCGTTAGAGCTTCTCGTAATTCCTTGATTACGTCCCATTCGTTCATTTGGTTCTCCTTTTGTTAAAAGAGGACGACGGGATTTGGACCCGTCGTCCTACCTTGGTTAGCTAATCTTAGTAGTCGAACGAGTGGTCGATGTCGTCCTCGTATGGGTCGTTAGAGGAGTGCAACGGACGAGGCAATGGTCCCTCGTAATCACACACCACTTCATACCTACATACTCGGAGTTTCTGACAATCCGAATCCTCTGGAACCGACACTGCATCGGCGGGATCGAATTTCACAATCACTACTCGGTTACCCCAATGGGTCGCGTATTCCAGCGAACCGATATGGAATCCAGACGAGCAATGATTACGGCGATTATCGTCAACACCATTCCGAGGCATCGAGTTCTTCGCACCTGGACGGTTGTTGAAAGTGTTCGTGTGAACATCTTTGTAATCGCTGGTTACGCCTTTGTAACCGAGAACGAACCCGTCCTCAGTGATAGGCAACGCTTTATGCTCAAGGAACTTATACAATTCCTCTACCGAGGTTCGACTCGGATTAGCCTGCAACCGTTGCAGGAACTTCAGCAACGGCTGATACGGCAGACCTTTCGACATAAAGTCGAAGATTCGATCTACCGCTACGTTATGAATCCGTTCTCCGTTGAAGAACAGTTCGTTATCGTCGGTAACCTCGATGCCGTCACCTTGGAAATACCGCTTAACTGCCGTCGCTTGATTGAACAATTCGACGATCTCGTAATCCGGCTCGTCGTTAGCAATCGCATCCCATACCTGCGTATAGGACGGATTATCAGACGTAATTGTATACGCCTTGCTACCAATGATCGCCGTCAACGCTTCATCTGTTTTTATATGTGGGACCATTTATACTTTCTGTTTTGTGGGAGTTCTGCTCCCGAAATCTTTTTCTATCAAATTAATGTAATCTGCAATTGGTTGAAATATTTTCGTGTCGGAGGCAAGAACAATATGCCGCGCCAGCAAATCCAGTAAAGGATACCGCATCTTAACGCTCTTTTCAAATTTCTCATAATCGAATACCCCCGAGGACTTTATGGCGGGCAGCTTTAGAAATCTGGAATTCTGGTGTGAATACAGAACTTTGTAAATCTCGTTATGTTTCACTCCCAGCCACATTTCTCTGGTCGCGATCAACTGTGCCGCCGAACAATTAGCGGGCAGTAACTTTTTATGCTTGGCATCAATGAAGCCGTCATACTTGGCAGCAGCGAAATATTCTGCAAGGTCCTTGGCTGCAGTGGGCCACATCATTACATTGGCCAATTTAGCCGCCAAATGATCCTGCAACTTAACCCACTTCGGCCCCAACTTCGCCACTTTGTCTTCCTTGAATCCATATAGCGGCGTTGTCAGCAATCCCGCTGTTCGCCATGACGCGACGTGCGTTAGGATACTTCGAGGAACCTCAGTATATCCTGCTGGATTCTTAATTTCGAATTTGTCAATTACAACATAAACTCCACCAGCGTTCTTATCCACCGATTCCTGCTTCCACCAATCCGAACATTTATCTTTTTGATAAGACATTCGAGAAGATGTTGTGCCTTCGTCCAAGACAAACGCCCTTGCGGAATACTTGGAATTATACGGCCCTGTTTTCCCCGCCACATTTGGAATCGGCGCAGGTTTCGGAAACGTGGACAACAGAAGTATCGGCGCACCGTCCAAATGTCTCGCCTTCCAATACCGATCTTTCGCTTTGTCGGTGTCGAAGGTTAAAACCGCTAATGCTACCACATCCGGATGATCTGTGAAATACTGTTTTACTCTTGCTGGCGACGGCCCTTTCTTCGGGAGATCGTTCTCCACCAAGAAGTTTTTATCATTGGCGAAAATCATTTCAGGATTCGGATTTCGTTTTACCGTTCTTCGCCAGTTTGATTTGTCGTAGAGAGTAACACCAATCTCTGGGTCCGGATTGCCGTCTTTCCCCAGATCATTCAGTATCTTAAACCGCCCCGTCTTAACGGGAATGCCGTTCCAAGTTACTTTGTTGGATACAATATTCGACAATCCACTACCATAGAATTGATTACTTCCACCGTGTTCAAACGCCACACCAAAAGCTTTCTTCGCATCCCAATAAGACGACGCAGAGGCAATGGTCTGGGTAATTGTCGCCGCCAGTTCATCGGAAAGAATTTTCAACTTCTCTTTGATCGCCGGAATAGTCTTGCCTTTATACTGCAGCCCTTCCCGGTTGGCGGTAATCTCAAGTTCGCCAATATCAAAATACAGGATTGCGCCCTGTGCTAATATTTCCTCTAGGCTCCCCCCAACACTCAGAGAGTATCGGTCAATCGCGTAACCCACATTACCCATAACTGCGACAGATTCGCCGGTTCCAGTTATGGCCCAACCGTTTCCTTTGAACTTGGGTTCCGAACTTTTCCAATCTATCGTTCCGCCTTTTACTTCCGGACGGACTTTGAAATATCGAAAGGTTTTCTCTGCCCGTTGTGCAAAAGTGTTGATATCTTCCCGACGAACTGGGACTTTGATTTCCAGTCCATCCGGTTCATCGGTTTTATCTTCGTGCATCACGGCCATCGCAGGGACACCCTGATCACGATAGATATTGTATGTTATCTTCGTGCCGTTTGTATAAGACACGACTAGGAATGAATCTCCGTAAGCCAAACCTGACATCCGGCCAATACCAAGCATTCCCGTCACTGCATTGCTATTTCGTTTAGTGGATTCACCCATCCACAGGAACCGCCCCAACATATCTTCTTTCGATATGCCGGTTCCATAATCACGAATGATTGCCGTAGGCGAAACAGTAGTGGGCAGGACGATCTTAATTGGAACGTCTGCTTTGCCTACTTCTATGTTCGCATCTACGCCGTTGCATCCGTACTCCCGCCACACTGCCGAAATCTTATCCGAATACAAAGTGCTGGAAAGCACGTTCAAGATCATCAACTGACCTTCCCGCGACTTCGCCAGACCTATCTTCGCAGTTTCAAACGGCGTAGCTTGAGTAGGACTACCACCATAATCTGCTACTTTCATTTATTCCTTCTGTTATATTTTGTCGATGTGTCGAGTTCGTCTATACTCCTCAAAAAACTTCCCTGCATCTGATGCTTTGCCACCAAAGGTATCAATGATATCTCGGATGCCCTCATATAAATCAAACGGGAGTCTTGGATTCTTTCGATTCGCTACGTCATTAAAATCTTTAATTAGATCTTCTATTGTTGCTCTCATGTTATTCCCAATATGTTAATACTGCTTGTTTGCCCTCATCGTAGGGCGAGTTACGTAACTGATCGGCGTCAATTCCGTCTGTATCGTAATCAAAAACTCTTATCGTGGTTCCTTTTGGAATGTCCACAATGTCGTAGATATAACCATTCTGGAGAACGATGTCGATCACCGGTTTTTTTGTTCTTTTAATGAACCCCGAGGAAGACCCTCGATAAGTCTCTGGTATGTTTTTCATAATTGATTTTGTAATTCCTCTTGTTCTATTTCTCGCTGTTCCTCTCCTGTAAGGACTAACATGTCGCCTACTTTAAACGGGCCCGTGTCTTCCAACACTTTCACCCGCTCATTTATAGTGCAAGTAGAGGGGTCGTCTGGTTCCTCGCTGCCTTTATACAATTCTTCAACGTTGAAGGCGACAGGGATTTCCCATTCCGCAATCCCGCCCATGTCTTCTGACAGAGGAACGGTTCTAACTATTTGTGTATCTCCTATGATTTTCATTCTTGATCTCGATAATCTTGCCCATCTGCAGGCTCCCAAGGCAACTCTGTTTCACCTAACCAGTTCTGCAATTCACGAACGAGTTGTTGGACTTGGGTTTTGGTAAACTGAACATAGGCTCCGGTTGGGTCAGGAGGCCACGGAGTCAACTGCAAACACAGTCCTTCTTTTTTCCCGCCATAAAATTGCGAGAGATCAAGTTTGTTATACCTGCCTTTTACTTCCGCTATTTCAGTACTCATTTGCTTAGTCTTCTATCTCCACCCACACTCTTGCGCCCCAAGGCAACGGTTCGTGCATTTCTGATCGCACAGTTATTCGTCCGTTTCGGTAAGTATGGTGATGACTAGCACGACCATACTTACCCCTGCTGACGCGAATCGGCGGGTCATTCCTTCCTCGTTTTAGGTTTCGCAAGATTACATTCTTGCAGACGGTTACATACGTTTTCATATTCTTTCACAATAAAATACTTCTACCCCGCTTGGTAGTTTGTGTTTCATTCGGTATCTCACAAAATCTCTAAAAGCCTCTTCTTTTGACCACTGTTTTGGGTCGTATGATATCGAATCTTGATTGGTTCCTATAAAAACTTTACCCGCATCATCAACCAAAACTGACATAATTTGCAAACAAAGTTCTCCACGAGAATCGGCTCGTGCGATAACTCGATCATCTTTTACTGCGAGGTAAGTGTTCATAAATTGATCGCCATTGGTTCCGTCTGGCGTAGACAGTGCTTCGTAATCTTGGTAAAGCGAAGGAGCCAAGACGGGAACAGAGATAGGGCCACATAATCATTGCTTTTTGCATAGCCTGTAAATTCTTAATCCTTCTATTGTTGAGCGAATCCACGCTCGTAAAAACTCTACTTCTTTACGATCAGGAATTTTTCCAGCTAAAGGGCTCTCTTTAATCCAAATTTGAACGGCCAACTGGTGAATGTCTTTAGCGTTCATCTATCCTCCAAACTATCTGCTCTAAATTCAGCCGCAGCTACCACATCGTCCCATATATCCTTGCCGCAATCCAAACAAATACCATGATCGTGTTCGTCATGGGGACATTCGTCTTCATCCTCTTCTCCGAGAACTTTCGCTCTCTCCGCTGGCGTTGCAGCGTCGTATTCTTGTTTTGCTGCTGCCATATCAGCTAGACGATACTTTTCTTCTTGAATTTCTGTCCACTCATTTATGATTTCGCTCGTCTTGCTCTTGGCGGCGAGATAATCAAATCGTGGAGTCTGGTTAGCCAAGATCGCCTCTTCGATATACACTCGTGGAGATAAGTTTGCAATAACTGGCTGAAGATTCCTAATTATCCACGAATTTTCAGTCTCGATTAAGATTTTCTTAATGTGAACTTCGAGTTCTTTTAACTCTTCTGCTTTACGCTCCGCTTCATCCCGCTCTGCTTCCCTCTCTTCCCAACCATGGTTCGAGGGTTCTTGTCTCATTGCTTCAGGGCTTCCTAGTTTCATAAAATTAATAGGCTTCCGTTCCATCCGCAGAATGGTAGTGTTGACGGGTTTCAGTGCATTTAATCTGCACCAATTCCGCCTCCACCCCATCAAATACTGCTGTAGACCAATAACCTCGGGCGTCACCAACGTTGTCAAACGCGGCGCGAACAATCCAGCCTATCCCGAAAATCGGGGCTCTTTCTCTAATTTCGTATCGTATCATACTTCTGCGCTCAAACTGTCTACTGAATCAGTCAACCCCTCAACAGCCCGATCTAAACTCTCGGACATATTGGAAAATTCACTCTGAATTTTCTCAAGCTCCACTAACTTTACGCGGAGCGAATCCCTTAAAATACCTAATTTATGTTTAAACTCTTGTATTTCTTTCAATTGCTTTTTCCTTTCTGTTGTGTAAAATTAATTAATGCCTTGGGGCTTACCAGAAAATCAGTCAAAACCAGGAGTCGCAACCACCACCATCAAAAACGCCGATGGCGAAGTAATCGCTTGGGATATGATCGAAGAAGCTTGCAATGTCCCGTCGAATAGAAAACAAGATACTTCTTTCCTCACCGTCGCAGAAGCGTCTCGAAGATTCAAACTCACTTCCCAAGCAATTTGCTCCCGCGCCAAGCGTAACGGTTGGCGAATGATAAATCACAGAGACAAACAAAAACTCTTGGCGGAACAAAAGAAAGGCGACAAAAGAGACTGGGGTAAAAGTGGCGAATCGCACCGCGAACAAGCGTTCAAAATTGCGAACACTTCTCTAAAGAAGTTCAGAGCGAGAGCCCCGAAAGATTTCAAGGAACTCGACATTGCGGATCGAATTGCACGAAGGGCTGCTGGACTAGAGAATGATTCCGTAGTCCAGCAAACTTTAGTGCATATTAACGAAGCTGTTGAAGGCCACGCCGAGGCGCAGATTATCGAAGCTTACGAAGTGCGACCGGAAGCTCCTCAGATTGAGGACGCGTCCTAAACTCTCGGATACAAATTCTCCCCTGTTACAAGAAGCAATACTCCATTGCACCAAGCGTGTAACAGCGGGTCGTATTGCCCCAGCAAATGGCGGCAAGCGCCACGTTGCTTGGGCGGGATTACGCCTCGTTCCAAGGGATTGTGTATGTATGTTGTTTCTGTCTGTTGGTTTATCATTGTAGTTTGCATACTATTTCATTCATTACTGCGTTTATTTCGTCTGCCTCTCTTTTGTTATCCGGCGAACCGGACTCCAACCAAATACATTGATCGATTCCAATCGAAGGAGAGTGATACAAAATCTTTAACAACGCTTTGGGTTTACACCAGCCACGAACAGCGGCGGGTCTAACAAACTGTATATTCATGTTTTATTTTCCTCTACACCACTCGATGCAAGCCTTCCCGCAATACTTTTCCTTCGGGTCGCCTTGCACCAAAAGTCCATCGAACTCGTTACAGAAATGCCATCCTTCGTCTTGTTCTGCTTCGGACAACATTGGAGTTTCAGCAGCATCTCCTTCGCCGCCTTCTCCCATCAACTCTTGGTATCGCTTATCTGTCATATAGGCGTTGATGTTTCCACCATGTGGACAAAGCTTTCGCTTAGTTCCTCTGGAGGTTCGTTATTCTGTCCTTCATCGTTATCTTGACGAAGTTGATTCATTCTTAAGGGATTTCGTCGAATATGCTCGCTCCACAACTCATTTTCATTCATAATTTCACCAATGTTATAGTGATCAATTGATCGACTTTCTCCTTGATATCCGGCCTCTCTGTGTATAAATCTGTTTGAAGAATCAGAAGGGCCAAATCCAACGCCAATGTTTCCAATGCTTTCTTGTCCATAAATAATATCTGCGATGCAGACAGTCGAGTATTAATCTCATACGAAATTTCATAAACCGGTCACGCTGCATTCTTTCGAATGCAGCGGCCACCGGATTACTCTACCGCCAAAGGCAATAAATCCAACTCACCGGAATCGGCGAGTTCCCGCCACATTTCGGTGTAACTAATCTGTCCTGTCAGGTATTCTTGTATGTGTGTCATGTTTTTGCCTCTAAATCATAGATTCTGTTATCTAATTCGCGTATTCGATCATCTTGATAATGAACTTTTGATCGTAAAGTGCTAATTTGTTCCTGTAGGTCTTCCATTGCCCGCTCAATTTCTTCAGAAATCATACCCAAATCTCCACACCTTCAGCAAACGCCTTTTTCTGAGGCGAACTCATGAATTTAGGGTTTGTTAATTGTTGCGGCGCTCCATTAACTGGTAATCGTGCCCGTTTACCTGGAGACCGTGCTGCTGCACGATTCTTAACGTTTCTGTTTCTTGGTTTGTTCATCAAATAACTCTTTTAATGTTTTACCTATTTGCTTGTTAGTTTTATCCGCTTTCTTTAGGACTTTCTTCACTTCTCCCACAGTTACTACGGGTGTTTCTAAATCACGAATTCGTTCCGTTAACTCTTGAGGCGGAAACATGTATAAAATTTCTACCTCGCGGATACAAGCCCAGTGGTTTGTCATACCAAGGATTGAATACACGAAGTATTCTCCTCCATTCACAACTTTTGTGATTTGGGCTTCCACCGGACAACCCCAACAAGGCAACTTTAATAGTAGCCGAGTAGCTTGAGAACGATATCTTACGATATCTTCACAAGTAGGAACGAAAGACTCGAAGCCATCCGTTCTCCTGAGAATTTCATCGAATTCTTTTTTTGTTAAAGGATTCGACTCTGGTTCACGATTGTCCTTCATTTTCTGTCACCACATGTTTGCGCTTATGACGTTTAATAACGTTTCCATCGGGAAGACGAACCCACATTGTGCGAGTGTTCATCCTAACGACTTCAACGTCTACGACTCTGTCTGTTAGTTTTACCTTCATAAATTGGTTGCCCATGCACAGCGTAGAACCGTGCATGGGCTTTGGTGTTTTAGAACTAACGGGTTGCTCACCAAGCTTCCGTTCCGCATTAGCTACTAGGTTTTTCACCGTTCACCCACGAAAATAAGTGAAGGATGGGGCTGAGAATACCATTGATTCTCAGCCCCACTTATTCACTTATTGCCAGTAGTTATACTGCATTCTCCAACGGATAATTGCGAGATTGTGCCGCAACGATCTGTTTGGATTTCGCAGTTCAGCGATTACTGTCTTTATGTGTTGTTTCATAGTTCGCAACGGTAAACGTTGCTGACTGCTACCGTGAAAACCACGGTAGCAGGGAAGCAAGACTTACGGAACAAACACGAACCTAAACCCATTTTCTTTGGCTAACTGCCGCAACTCGCGCTCTCTTTCACGATCTGAAATCTCATCATTATCGTTTATTTCTGCAGCATCCAACGCAAACTGGCTGCTGTCGCCGTGACTATTCACCAATCCCTTTAACTTTTCTCTTGCCTCGTCGTCGGCGACCATGTCCGGCATAGCTTGGTCAAGAATGTCTTTTTTCTTGGCCCCTAAAGCCAGACAAGCGAAACCCAAACAACACATATTTCCTGATCTAAAGGACTTGTTTAGTCTGGGATTTCCGTCTTTAACCAACAACATATTGCTGGAATCGCAGTTACCACGCGACCATTTAGATCGGCGTATTCTAACTGTAACCATTTATTTTCACCCCCTTTCAGCAGGAAAACCCTGCTCGCTGCGGCCATGTAACAAACCCTATCGGGACATGGCCGCAGGGGAGCGGGGCTCACACGAATCTCGGTAAGCTAGCGCAGCTTGCTAGAAACAAATGGCAAGCCTACCGCCATCACGGAGTTTTCAGTTCGCCGTGTGATCGAACAATTTCTCGTTTATGCCAAGTCTCAGGCCGAGGCCAGATAATGTTAACCGGATTTTCTTGTAACTTCCTGATAATGTCTTTCTGAGCAGCAGGGGACAGATAGTTCCACTCAGGACATGAGAACTTTATCCACGAGCCGTCTTTTCGGATTATTTCTATCATAATCGTTTGGCGATTTCAGCGTCTATTCGACGAATCCATCGCCATTTGGTATCATCATCAAGCGCAGTTTTCAGAATATTCTCCTTGACTCGCTGCAACTTGGTGATTTCTTCATCAGCCGCTACACGGCTTTGAATGTCTTCTTCCATAGTTGGATGTTCGTTAACCATATTTCACGGAAGCGATGCCAGAATGGCATGCACAAAAAGAATTACGACAATAACCAGGCCGACTGGAATAACTAAAGCATCAAGATTTGGAAACATTGCAGTATTTAACCACACGATCAGGCAAAATCCAATCAGGATGCTCTGACAGCGGCTTACCGCAGCTTGCGCAAAGCCCGTCTTGGCCTTCCCATTGAGGCTCGTAGAGCCAGCCCAAAGGGCCGCGTAATACGAGCCTGTTATTCAGGGTTATTTTTTCCATACAATTGGAGTCGAATTAAACTCAATTCGACAAGTGATAAATGAATTCTTATTCGGATTGACGCCTGTTTGTTTTTGAAAAAACCAATCGGCCTCTTCAATATCCTTGGCGTAGACTATCATCATTAAAAAGGGAACGTTTTTGACGTTCGTGTAGTAATACGCGTTCATAAAACTCACCGCTTGCGCAGCCCTGTTTCCAAGGCTGCGACAGCGATTAGCTGATGACTTCGGTTTCCGGAATAATGCCAGTTTTCTTGGCGAAAGCTTCCACTTCAGCAACGAATGTCCTGTCCTGAGTGAGGTTTCCGCACTCATTCTTGAAATCACCCGTCGTCTGAGTTGGGTCTTTCTTCCCGAAAACACGAAGGAAAAGAATGATTGGACTCATAATATTTATCCTACATGTTAGCCGCCACGCGGCAAATTGAATTGTGTGAGTGGGTAGGGATTCAAGCCAAGGATTAACCTGCGCTCCTCATCCTTTACCAGCTTTTCCATCGTCAGTATTTTGGTAGCGCATACCTCACCTGATTATCTCACTCACACAAAGTATTTAGCCACGGCTTACAGGATTGCAAACAGCACGGTTTGTTTACCATGCGTGGCTTGGTAATTTTAAGTCCACAATCGAACTCACTACAATTACCGAATGCGTGGCTCTGTTGCCAGAGCCACGACTTCGAGAATTACGCCTTCACAAAGGCATTTAGCCCGATTTTGACGGGATTGCCATTGAAAGATGCTCCAGACACCGTGATTCCGTGAGTCGAGGCAATCACAAGATTCTTGCCCGAACCGCTGGCCGTGGGTGTTTGGAGTGGAATCTCAATAAACAAAGTATTGTTTTTTACTTCAGCTTTTATATAACTCACCCCCTTTTTCCGCAGAATTGCGGCTCCGCAGCACTACCGTCGTAATGCCGCGTGTGTCGCAAACACCAAGGCGGAACTACACTTCCGCTATGCCCATTTGATTGTAGCTGTTAGGTCAGCCTTGCAATACCGACACCGATTGTGCTGCAATCGGGAGTATTGCGGCTATGCAGCATTGCTCACAGGTATCAGACTGCCTTGCCTGAATTTATTATGGCACCTTGAAACAATGCTGCAGTGTCGCAACACGATGCGCATTATCGTAGCAACATTCACGTCGCAGAGGAGCAAGCACGGAACCACAAAAGGGTGGACTTTACCCGTTAACTTCTTTACACCGCGACCACTACGGCGTGGAATAGAATAGCAACCATCCACGCCGCAGCACGTCGCAATGCTATTATTGCATCGTTCTATTTGCGGAACCTTGATATCGCAGCTTCCCAACCTGCGTTGGTTTCATACCCACGGCTCCATCACCAAAAAGAGACTGCCGCAGAGATAGCACGTTCGTTTTAGATTCAGAGCAATGCTGATTGGAACTATCAACCTCAATCGCTCCTACACGCTGTTGTCAGGTCTTCATCTATTCGTCTAGGCGTCGGGAAACCTTACGCAGCTATGGCCGCCGCCCGTTACTCTTACCATACGAACCTGCTTGTGGACGCAACGTGCGCCCAGTTCTATATGTGTCTCACTCTCACCTTAGGAGACGGAAGGCCGCATTGCTTCTGTTTGGTATCTTTCGACACACGGCTATTAGCCCGCCGCTGGCATTTCACAATGCGACTGGCTACCTTGCAACATCGGTATTGGCTTTCCGCCGTGCCAATTTTTCACGGAACCCTGTTGCAAGGCAGCAGTGTCGCATTACGACAATAAGCCCGTTTTTCACTTTCAAGGTTTACGGTGCTGAAGAACCTGCCTGAGTTACACTGTGGCTTGTGGCATGGATGTGTTTCATGGAGACAAGTCTCCCTTTCCCACAGGCGTTCCATGCGCCGCACAAGGCGATAAGTCGCCTAACTATTCCGCGTAATAGCGGTCAAGCTGCTCCCTAAGGAGCAGCCGACACCGCAACTATTGTTTCGCCTCTTGGGCGACAGTATAATCCAGCAACTCCTGCTCCAAGATATTGGCGAGAGTAGCCGCAGTTAGCGGCAAATCGCCATAGCATGGAGCGTCAAGTCGTCGGATTATTTGGACGATTAGCTTTTCCACAGTTGTGCTTTATGCGAACGCTATGCTGAGTCTTATATTGGCGGCAAAGGCCAAAGCCTCAGACTTTTCATTCGCATAAAGCGATTGCTGCTGCAATGCTACCATTGAGCATTGCAGCAGACACCGATTTACGCCTTGACTGGCGCAGCAGGCAATGTTTTCACAATTGCCTTGAGCGCAGCCAATTCGTCCCGCATTGCCTCATACGTTGCAGAGGACACGACACCCGCTTTGCGGTACATCGTGTTGGCACAAAGATCACCCTTTTTATTGCGCCAGACTTTCATGGACTGGCGATAATCGGGGTCTGCCGCAATGACAGCATTGACCGCACGGATATTTTTGTAATATCCGGCAACATGCTTATCATGCGCTTTGCGACCGAGTTTAACGAGGTCTTTTGCAGCCGCCTCAGTTTTACCGGACTTCACAAGTGAAGCCACAATAAACTTGAGATTGCGATTGCCCTTGGACAATACGATGCCGTGCTGTGCTGCGATGAACGCAGACACAGTTGGCTTGTTGTATTGACCCAAGTCTTCCGACTCATCAATCTCTGCCAACGTAACAGAGTTTGCGGGAACAATTTGGTTGTCCATAGTTGTTCCTTTCGCTGTCTGTTATCTGCCAAGTCCGTTGCACCACGCAAACGCCACAAAACATTAGTTGAATTAAACTATTCACCTATGTAGCCTTGCGACATTGCACCAATGCAACAATATGACCTAGCAGAATCACAGACAGACACATAACGTGCCTGTCACACTAAACACCTAGCGTGCCCATAGTGTTGTGATGCTCATTCACCCTTAAAGCGTTGTTATAGCCAACGCATAATAATTCAGGGATGCGACCTTGAATCACTGGTGCAATGCGACATTGAAGCAATATCGCAAAGTTGTAATAAGCATTACTACACTGACCTATGCAGCCTCTTACGAGGCTACACGGTGGAAACGTTTGAACATATTGCGCTGGTAAAAACTCATTGGAGTTTCGATTGGCGCAGTTGGGCAAGGTGACCATGCAGTAATGTGCTTACTACGATCTTCGCGCTTGCCCCGGAAAACTTCCGCTTCCTTCAACGTTTGGGGATTGAATTCCCAACGTGAAGCCTCACGGCAACGACCTTTGCTACCTGTGAAGGCGCGCATCGGCACTTTTCCGAATGTTCTCCCGTTTCGATAGATTGCAGTCATGGCTGACTGTCCCCGCTTGGGGAGCAGCACAGCTTCAACTACATGTCTAACTTCCGCTATGTTGTCTAACCTATGTATGTTATGCATAGGTCAGTGCAGCAGTGCTTCAGTGATACAGGTTCACTGGCTTTTTCTGGCTTGAAGTTTGGTCTATTCGTCGTTCAGTGAGGGCTGTGCAGGTTTGCTTACGCTTGTTGAGCTACTCGCTATTGCGTCCTTCCGAATGTAGTGATTGCATCTACTACACTGTGCCAAGGCTACTCGCAACACTGTCAAGGCGTCTGACATTCCCCAGAGAAATCTCACTACCTACTACTACCTACTGACTTCATCCGTTTACCCTTTACTGGGTGCAGATCGTGTCTGCACTACTAGGGCTGCATCAGACCGCCCCGCCCCTATCGCGTCACGTCCCCATACTGTCCCGCGTGTGAGCGTATATCACCGACAGAGAAAAATTTTTTTCTAGAAATTTCATGCTATACTAAAACCACATGAGACTTGCCATATTCTTCAAAGACTTCGCTCACTGGGTTCGATCTAGTTGTGTAGGATTAAACGTAGCCGGGTACACCACGGCGAAATACCTGCGGGGGAAAGGAATAGACGCGGAAGCTTTTGCCGTAAGACATAATGTGGATGTGGTAAAAATCCTGGATAAGGCGAGACATCAACTACGTCCTTTTACCCACGTAGTAATCTCCGCTCCCTGGTTAACTCTCCACGATCTTAAAAGCCTTATCAGGCACTTTCATCATACTAAGTTCGCGGTTCTGTCCCATTCGAACATCGGCTTCCTACAGGCGGATCCAAACGCGATTAAGCTATTTCGCCTATATGCAGAATTCTCTGAGACCGTGGATAACTTTATGGTAGGTGGAAACAACTACTCGTTTGTTCATTGGTTCCGGGCTGTCTACAACGAGAACTGTGTTTTACTGCCAAACCTGTATCCTATCGGCCACATCCACGGAAAACGATGGAATTCGGACGTTCTGAATATCGGGGCTTTCGGCGCGATCAGGCCTGAGAAAAATTTTATGACCGCGGCTGCGGCAGCACTGGTGATACAGAATCAGTTAAACGTTCCGCTAAGACTCCATATGTCTACCGGAGGCGACGGCTGTAAATCTACAACTCTGCCCGCCATAGAAGAAATGGTGGAAGGATTGCCCTCAGTTGAACTAATCAAACATGATTGGGATAGCTGGGATCGATTCATAAAACTTATTGGCAAAATGGATCTCTTACTCCAACTCTCCTACACTGAATCTTTTAATATGATTACTGCAGACGGGATTTCAGTAGGCGTTCCTTCTGTCGTATCTCCGGTTATACGATGGGCCCCCGAGCAATGGAAGGCAGAACCCGACAATGTGGTCGAAGTGGCAGAAGTAGGAATTAGACTATTGCTGGAGAATCAAGGCCACAGAGGCGAGAGGGCTTTAAACAAACACAACGAGCGAGGATTTCCTTTTTGGAAACACTTCCTAGCTCACGGCATTTCGTAATCCGAGAGCGGGCCGCGTTTCTTCTTTTTTCTAGGTAACCCTTGTTCTGGGGTTGAGGCGAAATCGTGCATCTGCTTATGAGTCATGGATTTCCTAATCTGCTTGGCCATGGGAAAGCTGGCCCCATGTTCAGCAGCGGCCATGAGACGACGCTGGGCTACAGATTTAGCGGGCATTAGTGCGCTTCGTGGATTCCAAGGGTAACCATCAGACTCGCCAACCAGAAGAACATCCCTAACGGGAATGTCTGCATCTTACCAGAAAAGATATTACTCTTTCCTATCGAAGCCATGAACAACAGGATCAGCGCGATGATTTGTAGAATTAGTGGTATTAGATTCATATGAGAAAATGCGCGTAATCGACAAATATGTCAACTACGCGCATTAGGTTATTTACCGGCCCCTGCGATGTTCGGTAATGGTTTCCCTGGTTTCATATCTAGTCTGGGGCCCAGACCAGTGCCGACCGAAGTGTTCGTGGAAGTTAGGTCCTTCCCGGAATCCTCGGCGAAACGTATGAACGTCGAACTCCGCGCCTAAAAAGACGGGAGCCTGTTGTTCACAGACCTCGAAGTATCCGTAGTCGGGTCTGAAGTACACCTGACAGTCACCATCGTATCCGATAACAACATCAGACTTGGCGATGGCACTTCCCATTAACAGTGCGGCAAATACCGCTAGTATGATTTTCTTCATACCAAAATCTAAAACAAAAGTTCGCGCCTTGTCAAATCATAAAGACTTAGTATTATGTCTCATGGCCGCTAACTTACCGGGAACTGCATTTGTTGTTGTAAACGGGCAAACCCTCCCATTTTTAGAAGTAGTAGAAGACGGCGGAAGCGGAACCGCTAACGTTGTTTTCAATATTCCGGGAGGTAGGTTAACAACGGAATCAGGTGTTGCTATCTCAACAGTTGATCGAACGAATCAAGGAACTCTTTATTACACGCCCTTCATCCACAACAATGTTAACACTTGGAATGGAACGGCTTGGCAGGCTAAGACATTTTCGGAAATCTCGCTTTCGCTTACGATCACAAGTGGAAAAAACTATGACGTTTTTGTTAACTCCGCCGCAACAGCGTTAAGCCTATCATCGGCGTGGACGAACGACACAACCCGCGCAGATGCTTTAGGAACACAGGATGGTGTTACTGTTCTTGCCAGCGACCATACAAAATTATGGATTGGGTGGGTTCGTGCGAGTGGGACTAATGTCACAGAAGATAGCGAAGGAGGAACAGTTACTAATGTGGGAGGGAAACGATTTGTTGGGAACGCCTATAACCAAGTAACTCGTGCTTTAGGAGTCATTGATACCGCCGCAAGTTGGGCCTATGAACTAAGTGCGATTCGACAGGCTCACGGAATTTCTGGTAACAAGGTTGAATATGTAACAGGATATGCTACCGACATGGTCGAAGCCACACTAATGACTAGCGTGGTATCTGCAGGCTCAGTTGGGTCAGGTATAGGAATAGACACAACTACCTCTTTTTCAGGAATCATGGCTATTATGAGCGCAGCAGCTACTTCAATTATACCATTAACCGCCAATTATAAAGGAACCCCCGGATTGGGGTATCATTACATAAGTTGGAATGAATGGGGCGATTCCGGAGTAAACTTTTTGGGCGGATCCTTTTTGGGTGGCTCTGGAAATTCAGGATTGTTCGCGTTCATAAACAACTAAAATGAAATCGTCGGGCGGCTCTATAACTGGTAGCTACTCAATAGTTGATACCACAATTTCAGGAGACTTGGCCAGGATCATGGTTCCTACAAACCGCATCGCTGGTACGGCTCTGGTATGGTGCCACGGTTTGGGGCAGTTCGTCAGTAACATGAATGAATTCAGTCTTACAATTCCCACTCTCAATCACTACTACTGGTCGAAAGCTATAGAGAATAGATACTTGAATGCGGCCTGTATGATGGGGGGACCCAATCAATGGGATAACCCGACCGCGCAGACCGCTTGTGAAAATCTTGTGGCGTATCTCGTGGCGAATTACGGGGTTACTGAAGTTGTACTGACGGGCGGAAGTGCAGGTGGACCGCTGGGCCTAATGAAGGCGACCCAAGGATTTCCAGGCGTAACTGTTAAGGGCTGGCACGGTATCTTTCCGGTATGTGATCTTTCTGTGGCGCACGGGAACGCCAATCTGACTGCTTCAATAAACATCGCGTTTCCAAGTTACCCCACAGGCACAACAGGCCGCGATCCGATGCAGTTCGCAGCTTCCGCATTTAATGGTCTCAGATTACGCTGCATGGGTTCATTAGCCGACGCAACAGTTCCAGTGAATCAGCACGGACAAGCTTTAGTAACTCTGGCAACGGGACATGCGACTGAAGCAACCTGCATATTAACGACAGGAGATCATGGCGACCCATCGAATTTCACAGCGGCGCTGGGAGACGATTTCATTTCGTTTTTAGGACGTTGTTTTTCCTAGCGACTCTTCGCCAATTTTTTAAAAGTCCGCGCCTTGTCAAATCATAAAGATCTAGTATTCTTTCGTATGGCTGCTCATTTACCTGGTACCGCTTTTGTTGTTGTTAATGGAGAAACGCTTCCGGTTTTAGAAGTAGTAGAAGACGGCGGAAACGATAGTTCTGGTATACTGACCTCCACCACGATACTAACAGACGCACAAATCAAAACGCTACCGAGTACTCCCGTAAATCTTATCGCGGCTCCCGGGCTAAACAAATGGATTTCTATTCTTCAAGTAATACTGACCAGTCATTTTGAAGGAGGAGCGTATAGTGGATGGGTTGATGGCGACGATATTTATACCACTACCTCCACCGCTTGCTACGATCTCGCCGCCGAAAGCGTAACAAATCTAACTGATTTTTTTGGTAACACGTTCGGCACTTCTAATCTTCTTGTTCTCAGGCCGTGGATACAAGCTTTCTCTACCCACGGCTATGGGGTAACGGAACAGCCAGGGGTGGCTTCAATATACAACAACCAACCGCTACAGTTACTAACCTTTTCTTCCAATCCGACTTCTTGGACTGGGGGCAACCCCGCGAACACACTTAAAGTTAAAACTATCTACACGTTGGAAGATATCTAAACTCTAACGGTCCTTCGCCATCTTCTTAAACGTCCTCGCCAGAGCTTTTCGCCGCGGCGTACAAGTAGCTTTACTCATAGGGGTGCAGTATCCTTTATGATCAGGATTCACCGCTTTCTGGATCCATTTCTTATCTTTTTTCTCAGCCATTCTTATCACCTCCTTTTTTCAACATAGGTTCAATATAAAGTTTTCGCAACGAATTAGCAGACAACCCATAAGGAGCTTTAGCGATAATTTCCCAAAGCGTTTCGTTCTGTTCGATATACTTAGCTTCCTCTCTCAGGTTATGCCAGACGTTGGATTGCCGGGAATGGCGAACTACGGGACCGTTCAAGTTAAAACAACAACCCTGTTCATACGCGATCTTCTGAAAAACCCAACCTCCGAAAATATCCTCCCACCGGTTGCATCCCTCAACCTGCAAAGCGCAATCCACCCAACCCCGCCTAAAGGCGAAGTTCATTCCGCACAATGGAAAGAAGGATCCAAAGATCGCTTGTTGGTTGAATTTCACTTTCGCAGTTTCTCCTAGCTGCAAGGCTGCGATAGCGTCGAAGTCCGGATAGCCCGACCAGAACCCCATGGAGGCAGCGACCGGCATCTTCATGCTTGTATGGCGATAAGGAGTCCCACGGGAATTGGGTATGGTCGTAGAGATTACCCGCTGCACGGCTTGAGGCCGCAAGGCTTCAACGTGTTGCTGGATGAAATAGCGAATGTTGCCCGGCCAAAGAAGATTGCTAGAATCAGGAAAGCAGTCGTCATCCAAAACACAAATGACTTCGGCTCCGGAATCAAAGGCTTTCTTTATTCCTTTGTTCTTAGTGACGGCGCAGCCTTCCTTATGTTTGTCCTGCTGGAATATCACAGGGTCGTCCTGCTTGATATACCACTCTCGTTTAAACGCTGCTAGTTGTTCTTCGTTATGCCAGGCGACAACAACGACTGCTTTACCAAGGTCTGTTTCCATCATAATTCATCTTTCTGATTATCTCATATTCCTGATGAGGGGTTAATCCGTTTCGTTGTACCCTGTCCCGCCTTGCTGGAGGTCGCATGTGGGCGACTGGGAGGGCGTCTACAACATAGCAATCCACAGCCAACTTCGGCCAAATATGTATGTCCAGCCCCCACGCCGATTGGTTAAGATCGAAGGTAGGAGCAGCTTGCTCAACCATCTTCCGGCTCATGAACGGGCACATAATCTCAACAAATGGGGCACGACGAATGGGTCCGCCGTAATTATTTTGATACAGATGTTGGTGGCTGGAAAAACTTTCTTTCGTCAGCGCCGGTTGATAAAGATCCAAATTTAGAGAATCGCCGACAAGAAAAAGCCGGTTAAGAATGACCGCGTCAACAGTGAGATCGTCGTCAAGAAATGCGTAGTATCGATAGGAAGGAAGAACGTTCACCATCGTTGCGGCGACTTCAAACTTCTCTCTTCGTGGAAAAGGAAGCCAGTACTCAGCTTCGCAATTCTTTCTAACGTCTTCTTCCGTCCAGTCACCATAATCATGAATGGCGATATCATAAAGGCGATCAGCGGAATGTAACAGCGGGGTCATCCTGCCTTGATTGGCGGATACCCAAAGTAAATAGGATCTCATAGTTCAGAAAGTTTCTGCTTCAAGATTTTGTATTCTTCTTCAGTTCCTTCAAACTGAATAGTATAGCACGGTCGGCCTTCTTCATCGTAGGATAGCGGAATCGAATGTTTTTTAAGCTCTTCATGAACTTCATCTAACACAGCAGAGGTTAACGTACCGGGCATACACCTTGATCGCACTCGGCAACGATTGCATCACCGGTTGTTATGTTTTGTATTGGTTTCAATTTTTTAATTCGTTCTTCGTATTGTTCTTTTGTTATTTCTTCATACGGCGCTTGAACAAAGTTATGACCTTCATGAAGCAGGAAACTAATGGACTTAACGCCATTGGTGTAGTTCTCTTTAAGCCACTCTCGTATTGGGGTTAGTTCTTCTTTCTTGTAATACACGGTGGCGCTTACGGCGGAGTCTGACCATAACGTCTGGATTTTCTTTACTAACTCTAGTTGCTTCACCGCGGTCATATCCTTAGCCACGAGGCTATCGCCAGCAGTGCAAGGAAACTCAACAACAGTAGTAGCGTGATCCACAGATCCGTCTTGGTTCTTTTGGTATTCAAGTTCGTAGCCTAACGAACGAAGCTCATTACAAAGTTTATCGTCCGTCGAAAGGCGGATACGACGAGTATAATAAGGAGCATAAGCAGGGTGAACGCCCGGCGTTGAACCGGCAAGCAGAGATAGTGTGCCCGAGGGTTTAACCGTTGTGAGCTTAATCGACGTATTCCATTCTCGCTCTTTGCTCCATTCCTTATCCAACTTTCGTAAGGCTTTATAGCACTTGGATAACCAGTCAAGCTTATTGTTGCTTTGACAAATCCCCGTGATTCCCAATCCGATTCGCATGTTTTTGTGGACGACACTGTTAGTTTCCGGATAGTGATAGGATGCCGCTGCGACCGCTTTCTGTGTTTTGTATAAGAGCGAAGCGCACTCAATTAATTGTTCCTCGGTTTCAATTCGGTTAAGATACAATTCGGAGAGATTACAGCACTCATAACTCGCCAGTGCTTGTTCTCCACAGGGATTGAGTCCTTCACAGTTGTCCCGAACATCTTCTCCAAGCCTTCCCACGCGCCGTGCGAGAGGAAGGTTAAAGAATCCGTAGGGCTCCCCGTTACCAGAGTACCCGTCCCATACGTGTTCCATGATGTGGTTATAGTTGTCTGCATAAATTGAATTGTTACTCATCGCCCGCCACGTAGGGATATTACCAAGATCCCAACGTTTAGCGCGAAGAAAAAGAACATCATCAGGATCCCCCAAGGCGATTTCGGCGGACCTCCGTACGTTCCCTGCAACCACCACGGAGCCGATGATGTTAGCAATGTCCAGAGCATCCACTGATCTAATTTTTTTGTTTTCACGCTCTTTAAGAACCTTGCATATTTTTTCCAGTCCTTCAATCAGCACCGCGGGTCCTGAAGCAAATCCTCCAAAACCTTTAATAGGGGTGCCTTTGGATCTAATAAGCAATGTCGAAAACGTAAAGGACTTTCCAGTGACGAAAAACGAATCCAATATCGTTCGCAACAAACTGACCCATCCTTCCCGACTGTCCGGGACGATGAAGTCAGCATCTGCTGTTCTTTCATGCTTGATGCAAACTCCGGTTTTAACTCTAGGCAAATCATAAATATCTTCCCGTCTTACAGAGAATCCGACTCCGCCTCCGAGCATGAGTTGGTCGAACAAGAAGCAGAAATCTTTAGGCTCTCTAATGGCGACAAACCAGCAGTTAAGCAACGATGAGGCTCCAATCTTATGAATTGTATCCGTTCCAAGCTGCCAAAGCATTCGTCCAGCAAAACTGCACCGCAAGTTAAACAAGTGATCGTATAACGTTTGGGCTTCCTTCTTAGTATATCCAGCACCGATCTCTTGCGCTCCCTCAACACAACGTCGTAAAGTGTCAGCCCATTCCTCGGAGGATCCGTCGGATTTGAGGCGGGAATAGGTTCGTTTATAGACCACATAGCCGAGACCATTGAACCCCCAGTCAACTTTTTTCTTTTTGTAGGGTTTGAGAAAATCTTCATCGAGTATCGCCATTACCTTGTATCACTCCTCTTTCTTTTCTGTCGCTTAATTTGTTAATATTTTCTCGGGCGATTCCTTCTAATGTAAGATTCAACACACTAGCTAATCCCGCACAATACCACAATACATCGCCGATTTCTTTTGATATGTCCTGAGTACTCCAACTCGAATCGCCTCTAATAATTTTTTTAACCTTACCTAACACTTCTCCTGCTTCGTTACCCAACCCCATTGCCATATAGTTAACATTCTTCGTAGAAGGAAGGGCGGTCAGCCACGCGGCTGTTTGATATTCTCTTAATGTTTTCATTTTGGTATTATTAATGAAAATCTTTCTTCGTAAAATGTGTTCCCTAATTCAAAAGGAGCGAACTCGTATTCTGGATCCAAAGGTGAAACCTCCTTCATTTGATATTGATATTCTGAATCCGCCCAATCCCAAGTTTCGAGAGTCTTCCAAATACGCTCCCACAAAGTTGCTTTGTATTTTTCTAATTTGTACCTCATTTTTTGTTTCTTGTTAAAGTTCCATGGCTCAAAAATAAATTCATAGGCGAAGAGCATTCCTGAACCTCGACAGGTATGATATCATAATCACTTGGAGTGCGCTGTTCCGCAACCCACAACTCCGCGTCTTTCAATAATTCAAAATCTGTAATTACTTGATTAGTACTAATTCGATATACGTCGTAATGTTTATCCATACGCTGCTTGATTCACAAATAAAATGTCCTTTGTCATGGGGGTACTCTTACGAATACCCTCCCAATAATCTGCGGTTATCTTCCAATTGGCCCCCTCTTTTTTTCCATAATACCACGCTAACCATTGTGGCGCTTCTGCACGAGAGGGACGATAATTATAGGCGAGAGTCATAGCGGCGGGATCCTCGGCGAGACGGGCGGCTTCATACATACTATAATACACTTCTTCTTCCCAACCACCCATTCTTGCTCGTAGCTCATAATACCGGATCGCCGGTAACGTGTGCCGCATATCGCGCAGCGTCTGGGCCAAATAAAAGATCGTCCGAGCGTCATAAGGATCACGGGCGATATCGGCGGAAAGAAGGCGAAGATCCCGCTCAAACTTCTCCGGTCCGTGGTTATACTGGTGATCTATTACAAGGCCGTCTAGGCGCAGGGCGGTATAGGAACGGTCGAGATATTCGTGCGTAACGCCTTTGTATTCCCAATCCTGGTCGCCGCGGACAAGGCGAGTAATCCAATACGACACCGGGGCCTCATGTTTAATCATGTAGCAGCCAGCCGCGGGATCGAGGGACGACTTTATCTCTTCCTTTGGTTTGTTAAAGACGAGTCGCATATCGTCATCGAGGAGTAACAACCAATCGGCCTTTCCTTTGGCGTATTCCATTCCTTTAGTTCGGGAAGTGCCGAAGTCATCAAAAGGCCAAGAAGCGTATTCAGCAGGAAGAATATCCTGCTCTATCAACCACTTCTGCGTCCCGTCCGTGGAGCCCGTGTCGAGGATGATCGCCTTATCGCAGAAACCTGTAACGGATTTTAATAGAGCAGGAAGTTTCTCTCTACCATTTTTAACCATCGTGTGCAACGCGATTGTCACGATATTTTTATTCCTTTCTCTCCGCAATATTCTTGGAATTCTTCAACTGTATCAGCAATAAATTCATTCCCGCCTTCATAATCTGTGTCGGTAAACACTTTGGCGTCCATGGGCCACTTCAACAATTCAATGATCAACTCTTTTACAGTCATTGTCTCTTCTCCATGAATTTACTGATTCCATAAAACAAGGCTACAAGACCGAAGAAGACGAAGAAAACCAAAGCGGCAGTTTCGACATCACTCATTGTGATACCTCGGGTTTACCCACTTCAATCCATGCTCAGTTTTCTCCACATCATAAATCTTTGTGTCCGCGGGAAATTGTCTCCGCTGTAAAACATAGGCGACACTTCTATACAAACCCTGTAGAGCGATTCGCTTATCTTTTACCCCGTCCACCCACTCGGCAGAGTTCAGAGCCGCAACGTAGTTTGTCTTGCAGTCTCTTATGATCGCACGGAAACAAGGCGGCAGTTTATTACCCTCCATATCATAGCGTTCCGCCAGTTCATATACCTCTACATGAAACCCACTCGTGTAAGGTTGGACCGGATAAGGCGAAGGCGTTCCATGTAAATCTTTCTCTCCCAACATCCTGGCTACAAAGGCGCAGGGCAGCACTGCCGACAGTAATGTGATTGCTTTTCTTCTATTCATCGCGACTTCTCCGAGTTGTGGACGTATTTCCAACCTTGGGTTCCATACACTTTTATAACTTCTAGATATTCCGTGATAGCTTTAATATCGTCTTCCAAGGTTTCTATTCTGTTGGCGGCGTGGATCCCCACCGCTTCAACTAGCTTCTCTCTTTCAGGGTCGGTAAACATTCGGGTTATCATAACGTTAAATACAGTTGATATCCTTCTTCATCTTTCTTAATTCCAAGTCTTCCAGTTTCCAAACCGAGCCGACCGTTGTTCTCAAAATCCTCGATCAGGCGAATAAACTCATCGGCGATCTGCTGAACGGTGGGCGTGTACCCCTGCTCTTTGATTTCACTATATCCCCCTTCTTCGGCGAACATCGCAACATCGTGCCATTGCCACTGGAAGCATTGAAACAAGGGTGCAACCTTATGGGCTGCTAACTCTGCGTATTTGATATCTTCTTCAGTTATTTCGTAGTTCATTTCTTTATTGTTTCACATTTCTCCATTGCTTCATCTTTACTTAAAAACGTCCACCCACGGCTTCCCCACTGCTCTGAAGAAGGGTAGGCTTCGTAAGGCGAACAAGGTATCCAGGTTCCATCTACGTTCCTCTGCTTGGATATATTGGGTCTGATAACCTCGTACATAGGCGAACCTCCTCCCAGTAGCATGGCTTCATAAACCGCGGCGACAGGGGTACGATGCACTTGGCGAAAGGAAAACCCGAAACGCTCAAATTCTGGTGGGAGAAGGTCAAGGGAGCGGGCTGCACTCATCGACGATTCTCCTGAGAATCTAATGGGTACTGTGGGCCACTGGCGGGGCTGCAAGGCAGCAAGGCAGCAGATTTATCTTTCAGCATGTATCTCCTTAGGCGATAGAGGGATCTTCAAACAAGTAATATTCCAATGACGGGTTTCCTCATAGTCCTTTATCCAATCTTGTAATTCCTGCGCAACCCACTCCAGTTGATGCACTTCTGCATCGTTTTCTGGGTACAAGGCCATATTTTTGACTCCTACAGTTATTTTCATATCAGGGGTTTCCCCAATCAATACCTCGGGAATTCTTATCGAGTTCCATCAAGGCGATAGCTATTACTTTTACTATCTGCTCCGAAGGGGCGGTACAGGCGAGGACTCTCGGCTTGCCTTTGCGCACCACATAAATGTTGAACCGGTCTGGGGCGAGGCCCTCAATTTCGTATTTATCGTCTTTCATAATTAGTAGGTCACCCAATCTTCCCGTCCGAAGCATCGATTCGCCCCCAACGGATTAAAAGAAAGAGTCGTGTGGGTTCCATCGAGATAGGCGACAACAAACCCTACCCCCATGGGCGGGATCTGTATGTACTTGATATTACGAAGGTTAATCCACATACTCCGATCTTTGGGTGACTCATGCACTTTTTCAGAGGGTTGCTGGTTGGCCGTGTTTTCGGTCTGTTTCTGGCTGTATTCCATATATTATTTTAGTGTTTACTGGGCGATAGTGTTTTAATATTCATAAAAGGGGGCAAATCCCGCCTAAGTGCCTGCCCGCGTTCGCCTTAGCCGCGTACACCTTTTCACCCAAAAGTGTACGTCTGTCCGATGCACTCGCGTACACTTTATACACCTTTTGCACCTTCAAAGTGTACGTCGGGATCATAAATCAAATACTCGGTCGATCCGCCGTGTTTCCTAGTTCTTAGTTTTAGAGCCTTAAGAGCCTGTGCCATACGCTCCCTACCGAACTCCCTCAGGTCCACACTGAGTCCTTTCTCATTGGCTAACAGTTTCCGTAGCCGAGTAGGGGAAGCCCATATCTTGTGTTTGAGGTCTGCATCCTTGTCACCACTGGTATATTCATCAATGTACTCTTGCAGCCTTGCTTCACTGCTTTGTTCATAAGCCGCTTGTAACATATCCGGATGGTGATACGCGTTTACCACGAACCTTGGGTTGGCATCCATGACGTAAGCAGGGGGTTTCCAAGCCTTTAAATAAGCTAGAAAGTATGGAAGTTCTTTGTATACAACTACTTCTGAACCTCCACCGGGAAGGAAGTCTGCCCTCCATGAGTTCCACTTAAACAGGGATATCTTGTCTTTAATATTGATGTCCATGTGGGGGATAATGGAGTATGAGGCATCATCGTCGTTACACGTAATAACTGTTCGTCCTTTTCTGGGGAGCGTGACTGCATCTTTGCCTTTTCTTTCACATCTAATTTGAGGATTGGCTACGTGGGCTTTCAGCTTGTGGGAGAACTGGGCTTTATTTTCCCACGTAGCGCTTCCTCGGGTATCGTCGATTGCCCACAAAAATACTTCAGAATCCTGTTTGTTAAAGTTCGTCTTGCCGAGAAGATACTCGCTGGCGTCTGACCAGCCGCCGAATATAGTTCCCAAGATATGGTGGCTTGTAAAAGTCTTTCCCGAAGAGGAGGGGCCAGCGATAAAGATCGCCTGTCCCTGAGTTGGCTTTCCATCTAGACATGTCACGTAGGCGTACTGTAGCCACGCGAGCCAATGGTCTCTTTGTGTTTCTTTCGGCTTGTCCCAAACGTTGTTGATGAACTCCTGTATCCATGGAAACTTTTCCGGGTTCCCGCTCTCCGCGGGTTTCATTATTTCTAGCGTCGAGGTGTTTAAGTAGGTTTCCCCATTAATCTTGACCAGTAATCTTTTGTCGTGGGGTACTGGAGCAGCGGCTTTGACTTCGTGGTGTTCCTGGACTGCGAGCAATACTCGGTCGGCTTCAGAAGCGTAGGACTTTCCGTCGGGTTTGGGACAGATCCCCTGACCCTTGAGATACCGGAACGTGTCCTCTGTCGTCCTGCGCATAAACCGCTTGCCTTCGCCTTTGATCCAATAGTGTTGTCCGTCATAATAAATGTTTTCCACCGCCGCGCCTATCCGCTCTGCCTGATAGCCGCGCATAAATTCTGTCCCGAGGATTTCACTCCACGGCACAAAACTCTTTCCAGCGCGGGAAGAATAGCATATCATTCCCGCATCGCCAATCTGAGCGCCTACTCTGTCTTCGTATGGTTCGACCCAAAAGAGGGAGACTCGGTTTCCCACTGAGAAATCTGTGACTCGTCCAGGCCATCTCGCCTTGACTTCTTCGGCAACTTTGCCGATAGGAATAATGGGACCCTCTGATTTGATTTTAGAGTCATTAGCTGCACGATAGAAAAGATTTCCCAGTATTTTGCTGGACACCGGTTTCCCATTCGGCACAGCTTTCCAATCTGTTCCCGCCTCGAAGTATTGCTGCAAGTTTTCACTGTTTCGGTCATATCCTACACTAAGGTCGCCTACTCCCAGTTCTTTCACCAACAGGTGCATGAACTTGGCCGCAAGCTCTGGTTGATCCACTATAACTGGTTCTGAGAATTCCCACGTAAGACGCACCCCGCCGGAAAACGTTGAGGAGATGAATAGGGGCAGTAATCCGGCGGGGGCGTTGGCGGCGACGAGGGAGAGGACCTCGTCTTGGGAAATCTCGGCGTCATAATCTGCAGTGAAGCCAAATAAATAGAAGGGAGGATTGGATTTAGTGGTGCGCAGACTTGGCGTCAACGGTTCTACGTGATTGAAGAAAATGTGCTGGGTATTGTTCTGTGCGCACCATTCCCGAAAGGCTTTCTTATCTTCGAACTCTGGCCGCGGTGCGGCTGTTCGAGGATCGCCTTCAGTTAAGTCCTGAGAGGTCAGGTTTGGTAGGCAGAAGAATCTCATCTAAAAATGAAAAAAGCAGTTATCCCGAAACCGATTAGCATAAATGGAAACCAGAACATCGGCTCGTTCCAAGGTATGTCTTTTTTCCAATCAAAAATTTCTCTATCCCAAGGCATCCAATATTTCATCAATAAATATCCCCGTTCTCTTTGATCTTTTGTTCCTCATAAGGAACCGCTACGCGTCTATAAAATTCCAATTTTGCCCCTTCCAATGCTCCAAGGATATCGTTGATTGTTTGATATCGATGTCCTACGTTCGCCCAGTATACTTCTAACATTTTTGAAATCGCAAAATTAAGGTGCCCAGGGCTAAGGATTTCGTCGTAATCAATAGTCCCCCGAATAACATCTTCTATTTTAGTTCGATTTGATTGACTAATGTATGGCATATTTCTCCAGTTCTTTCAGTGCTTCGTTCCAGTTCTTAAAGTGTTTGTCCGCCAGCATGTGGAACACGTTCCGCTTTGGCCCAATCAACCAAATCAGGCAATGCTGATGGCGAGCCAAAGCGAAACCGTATTCTGTATCAGCGCCGCCGGTCGAGCTTATATCATGAACGTCACGGATTAGCAAATCACTAGCGCAAATTTCCTGTAAATCCTTGCGCCCCAGCTTTGTCCAGAACTCGTCGTGGCTCATGCCCGAAGCTTTCTTCACTTCGTCCAGCCATGAGGACGTTACTTCGTGCCCCAAGTCCCAGATTTTATGGGCGTGTTTTCTTAGTCGTTCTCTGTCGGCAAACCGACTTGCTATGTAGATTTTCATATCTTAGATTTTATTGCAGACGTTGATTAGCTAGTGGAGGAACTTGTAGGTCTGACGGACCCTCTTCTCCCTCGGCGGTCGGCGTCTGCTTTTTGTGGGGGCACTCTCCGCCGTTTCTGTGTTTCCCGTGGTTGCAATTAGAACAAAGGGTCTGTAAAAAATCTGGGTAATTGTTCTGCACAACCCATCTGTAGAAAGCCGTTCCGTTGCATCCATGTTTCGAGTTCTTTGTTCCAATTTCTTTTCGGTGCGCTGCTCCATTGTTATCTATGTGGTCCAAGGTTAGAAACAAAAGTTCTTCTTCCCCACAACATATACACTTGCGCCCATAATGATCGAATACAAGGTCCACATATTTCTGGTCACGGGCTCGCTTCATATTTTGCAGTAGGCTTTCTTGAGTTTGCCTTCCGCGGCAGCAGGGAAGTCTGGCATCCACTCGGGCGCGGTCTGCATGATTGAAAGAATATTTTTGAAATCCTGTTCCGCGGTATCTTCTTTCAGTAACCAAACACCCTCATCATGGCTTCGCAGTAAAGCGTTTAACGACAACTGTTTTTTGATTTCCATGATATGATACATGAAGATATCCCTCGCCAAACTTTGACAAACATTCTCAGTCAAAGTTCCGCCCCAAAGCTTGACCCGCATCATTTGGTTTAGCCGCGGGATAACCGCACTAATCGAACCGAAGCTTTTAACGTCTCGATAAAGCATTGTCCTTCCACTGGGAAGGTCGATCTCATAATTTCCCGGCGCAGACTTGCGACAATCTCGTTCAAGACGTTCCCAAAATTCGGGAATGAAGCGCCGCTTCCGGAAACCTTCTTTAATTTTCTTTGCTTCGTTTAACGAAAGCTCCAATCCTACCTGCCGCTTAGCGATTAGTTGGATCTTCTCTTCTCCTGCTCCATAACCACAAGCCAGAACTTCAACCTTCATGTATTGGCGGCGTAACGGATCCACAAGTTTTAGTGGCCGAGTGTCAGTGTACCCGTGCGCAATTCTGGCTTGAGCCTCATAAGGGTCTGTGCCCGCGGCCAACATCTCTCTTAATTTTTCGTCTCCGGAGAGACACGATAAGACTCTTGGTTCAATAGCGCTCTCATCCGCGATACAAAGGATATATCCTTCTGGGGCGGTGAGCATTCCTCCTCGAAGATCGCAACCAAATAGAGACTCCTTCGGGGGGTTCTGGACATTAAATCCTGCATCCCCGCTATCTCGTAATGTGTGAGCCCCGCCATATTTAAGACCATAGCGGAACACCCCTCCTTCGTCAGTTCTTTCTTTAAGTGTCTGAAATGTTTTTGATAGTCTGTTTGCACTTCTGTATTCTCCTAAAGCTTTGGCCCATGGAAATTTCTCTCCATGTTCTTTGAGCCATTGTTCAAATTCTTCACTGTCTTTAGCAAAACTTTTCGGTGGTGCGATTCCATGTTTTCTTGCTTCCTGTGCTGCTCTGGGTAACGAAAGTATTGGTGCATCCGGCTCGCGAGCCCACGGTATAATGGTTCTGGCTTTAAGAAGTTTGTGTTCGAGGACTTTGATCGCCTTGTTGACTTTATCAACATCAGTCGGTAGCCCACGCCAACACATCTCTCTTGTTTCTTCTGAGAGTAGTCGTTCATGTTCTGGCCATTTGTGGTTGTGGTCTACCCACAATCTGAGTTCCAGATCAGCATCACTTTGAGCGTAGAGCCTAACTTTTTCCTGCTCTTCTGCGGGAAGTTCTTCGAATCGTTTGCCCTGCATGTTAGCGCGAACATCTTTGTTGATCTTCTCGCCTAACAAATATTGGACTGCGTTTTCTAAACTCCTGGGATAACCAAGGTATGCGGTAAGGTCCGCAGTGTCGTATAGCCGCCCGTGCGTGAAATCTTTGGGCGCGATCCCAAGCTCTTTAAGTCTTTCGGTAACCGCAAGTTCGAAACCTGCGTTATGAGCAACAAGTTCCTGTCCTCGTAGTATATCCCATTCAAAGTCGCTTGGATTTCCAACCCATCGGTATCCGTCAGTTCCTGTGACGGCGAGGAGATAGGCGTCGAATTCTTCATGGTGGGTGTAGGCCCAGTTTCCAAGATGTTTAATTGAATACTCCTTGGTATAGAAGGTCTCATAGTCGATAGCATAAACGTGATTGCTCATTTAGTAAAAATTAGGAATCCCTCAAGCGTTCACAAGGCAAGAAGAGGCGATACAGCAAGACAGAATCTGCTGTCGCAACCCGTCCGTAGATTTCCTACGACACCAGCATGAGGGATTCCATTCTGTCATGTTAAACTTGTTCCTTGTCTGTGGCAATACTTTTCTGCCAATACCACCAACTGGTCTTGTTGACCGAGAGTTAAGCGGATATCCCCGAGACCTAAATGATGTTTAGGGTTAAAGCGCAGCGTTCTAAAGTAGTCGTGCAATATTTGAGGTAGCGGATTTTCAGTTTTCTTCATGTCGTCTAGGACTCAAGCGTTTCAATGATCCGTCCGTATTAACCGCGTAAATTTTCCCATAAAAATCTTTCACTCCGCCTCGTTGCCCTTTCACAGAGGAATAGAAATTACGCTCCCGTAATTCGCTTCGCTTCCTCTTGCGCAGCTTCGTCCCTTGTAATAATGGGGTTTGGATCATTCTCTTTTAGTTCCTTGTATTTTTGTTCCAAGATATCCGCGGCTTTCCGCATCAGGTCTACGAACCCTAAAATTGGATCCGTGAAAAGCTGGCCGACCTTTGCAGCCAAGGCTCCACTATGCAACAGGCCTTGGATCGCGTGTTCGTTTTTATGATCGGCGCACCATTCCGCTTCCCAAGCCTTCATATGTTCGGACGGCTTAACCGCCAAGTCTTGCCAAGCCCAATGAGCCCGTAGTTGTGGGGGCACTACCGACGCTTCGAATGTAACGAAGTCCCCGAGTTTCATAACTGTTGGCGGCTTCAATTCATTCTGAGCCGCTTTGATTCCCGCATCGTCTTTCGGTAACCCGATTTCTTGGGGGTCTAACATGCCCTCTGCTGCCATTTTAAGTTTCTCTCCGTAGCTATACCCGCCGTCTTTTGAGTCGTCGTATTTATCAGTTCCTTCGCGCATATTCGTTTTCTATTTCTAAAATTTTTCCCTTGAGATCTTGCAGCGATGCATTATTGTCCACGAAATAATCTGGGACAATGTTGTCAATCATTTCCGAAGCATGCTCGTCCTTCGCCTTATCAGACGTTTCTCGTAACACTCGGATAATAACGCCGCCTTGTTCCTTGATCGCCTCTGCTTCATTGGGAAATCGTACATCGGTGATGACCGCTTTGTCGTATTGCTTCGCTTTCGCTATGCCGATGTTCACCCATAAATCCCTGTCCAGACAAAGCCTTCCCCATTCAGTCCCTAGCGTCTGCATGGCGTAACGAGTGGAGTGCCCGCCCAGTTCCGGAACCGGCATTTCTTTCAGGTCGCCGAAAATCATTTTGCTGGCGGTAACTGAATCGAGCTTCAGATACTCATACAGGCGGGCCATCATCAGCTTCAACGCCTCGGCGAAAGCTACCTGATGATATCCTTCCGCCGCTAATACCGCTCCCGCGGTATCTTTGCCGCTTCCTTTCTTTCCGCAGATTCCTATTAGTTTCATAAGAGAGTGGGAGGGGCGGCGAACCGCCCCTCCCTGTTGGGCTGCTAGGCGTTTACAACAATTCTCGGTTCAATCTCTTCCAGGAATTTTACAAACTCTGGAGAGTTCTCACCGTCAAATTTAATTACTGGAGTTTTCCAACTCTTCCCTTGCGACTTCGCATCCTTGCTGCTAAGCAAAAGGCGACCATATTGCTGGCCTTTACGCATGACTTTATTCCGTTCACACAGGGTCATAAGCTCCACTGCTACGCTGGTATACGCTGACGAGGCTACCGTGTAGACCGCCAAGGCGTAGGATTTACCGTCGAATTCGTAAGGGAACAGCGCGAGATCTTTCTCATCGAGACCTTCCGGCGCTTCGACTGCAAACTCAATATGCGCTCGGCGCTGGAAGAAGTGATCTGTGTCCTTGTCTTTCCAATTCAAAGAGCCGCCTGAGTCAAGAACTTCCTGCTCGGTGCGGAACACTGCTGGCGATTCTCCGGAACCGAAAGGCACCTTCTGAATGTAGTCTTTCATCGCCATTAGGAATACAACTGGAACGGGATCGCCGTTGCTTACTTTGACTTCCTTAGACAACGTGAACGAACCGATCCCAAAGTTCTGGATTAGTTCCCCGTCGCTGACTTTCTGAACGAGGTTCAATCTCGGGAACCGCATATCGGAGACTTTCCAATCTCCCTGAAATGCCGTGTTTCCGTTGGATTTAACGATTGCCTGTTCCGCTCTAGGAACGACTGCTGTCGTAGGTGCCACTACTTCCCCCTCAATGATATTATCTTCTGGTTCTTTTTTAACGAATGATGTTTTTGCCATAGTTTATTGGTTTATTGGTTATCTACGATTTTAGTTCTTTGAGGTAGTAGATCTTACCTTCGTCTTTCCAAACATCCGCTGAACGGAGTCTGTTTTCAAGTTCTTGTCGCGCTTTTCCCTTGCCGCCTCGCGTCGCTAATCCCGCGAAGTAGTCTTCCAAGTCTACGATGGATACCTTGGCACAGGCGATAAGGAAATCATCCAAAGGAATAATGTCCTTGACTGCCTTATACGCGCCCGCAACTGAGGTGACGCCCCTAGGCGTTTTACGTTCGATTCTCTTGAATCCGGGAACGTCCAAACCTTCTTCTAAATTTAACCGAAGCGCCTCCTCACGGACACCTTTCGCCCATGCTTCGAGAAGCGGGGCCAAACGTAACAGGTGCGGAATGTCTTCCGGACGCTTCGGGTCTATAAGCACTGAGTCTGGCACGGGTAATCCGGGCGAGAGCGCCGCGCCGACTTTCAGTGCTTTGGCAGCGAGTGCTGGGCAGGATGCTTGATATTGGCAATATTCGCAAAGAGATGGCTGTGGAGAAAGTTTATCGGGATCGACGGGTTTAGACCAATCAATAGCCATAGCCCTACGAATGATAGTATTAAGTCGTAGCCGAATATCAGGAAGATCGCCGCGTTTAAAAGTATGAAAAAGAACTTCATCTCTGTTAGGAACTAAGAACGTGAACTCAATCGTTTCAAGTTCCGGATACTTTTCAAACGCCCCCAGAACATAGCACCAAGCTTGTGCATTTGTTTCAGCATCGGCCACTTCTCTGAATCCTGTTTTGTAGTCAAACATTCTTCCGAGAGATCCGTAGATGAGAAGACGATCACAAGTTCCGAAGGTTTTAAGGCCCCCTCCCAAGTCCATTGTAAGCCGGACTTCTCGTCTATCAATCGCAGGGAGAGTGGGGAGGTTTTCTTGTATGACGGAGTCAATGTAATCTTTAAAAATTTGGGCGAGTCCTTTTTCTTTTTCATCAGTAAGATCGTCTATTGAATCTTTCTCTAAAGCTTTATGGATTCTGGTTCCACGTTCCGCTGATTCTGCGCCAACTCCGCCTTCGGAACGGTTGCGAAATCCTGGGCACTTTTCAAAATTGGACAGCGACGACGGAGCAAATGTAGCGTGAGCTTGGCCCGAATCGTCAATTCTCTCTTTCACTGTATAGATACACTTGCTTCGATTTTCGGATCTGTCAACCCTGCGTTCATGATCCCGATGTTCTTAATTTTCTCATCACAGTTTTCTTTCACTTCTTCCTCAATTGTATCCGCGGCGAATAGAATGTGTTGCTGAGTTGGGGTTTTTCCTTCGGCTCGATGAATGCGCCCAATGCATTGTAGAACGTCCATCGCCTTGTCGGACGGACTAATCAGCGCGGTTCTGGGAAACTCGCCTCTTTGATCTTGCAGATTCAACAACGTACCCCCAGCTTCTATGTTGGCGATCATCACGCGAAGTTTATCTGCCGCGAATTCGTCCACGTATTTCTGGCGATCCTTTACATAGCCGCCCGCGATAATTCCTGTGGGGTATTCTGTAAGACGTTCCTTCAGTGCTTCGAGAGTTTGAGTAAAATTTACAAACAGCACTACTGATCTCCCTTCCGCCAAAAGATCCAAAGTCATCTCTAACATGGTCGGTACCTTTAGTAACTCAACCTTCTGTCTAGCTCTAAGACGAATTGTTAGGGCATTGTCGGTAGAATCATACGTTTTCTTCTCTGCCAGTTCTCCTAACTCGTATTCCATTTCCGCGTAAAGTTCTTTCACCTTCTCGCCAAAATCGATGGGCGTGGTAATGATCTGAGTTTCGGTAAAGTGATCGGCCATGTCTGCCAGAGACAAGCGGGAACCGTGCATCGGATAAATGGCTTTGTGAATTTTATCGAGGTCGGTGTCTTCCCCTGAGAACTCCAGCCCACCAAAATACCCGTTCCGACATCCGTGTTGCTTCGCCCAGAACCAAAAGTTTCGCATGTTGAAGATTCCAAGAATAGAGCCCAGAGCTTTCATGTCCGTGGGATTCTCGGCGGCTGTGGCGCTTAGACAAAGATTATAATAAGGCTTTGCGGACCAAAGCATGCGAGCATTTTGAGTATTCATGCCTTTGCATTTCTGAACCTCGTCCCAAATGATCAGCGTTTCAGTAGGCAAATTCCATAACCATGTTTTGTTAAACCCGTCTGCCCAATGTCCGAATATTGTTTTACCTGTGCGGAGTTTCTCGTAGTTAACGACGCTCGGACTTTTACAGCCTTGCGCCCTTAAAGCCCTTTCCCACATGGTAATCCCAGACTTGGGACAAACCACTAATACAGGTAAATTATTGTCCGCCGCCAACGTCGCCGCTACTATCGTCTTACCTGTTCCGGTCGCGCTTCCGTCCAGGGCTGACCGGAAGTTTTCCAGAGCAGTCGCAAGAACCTCGGCGTGGCCTTCTTGAATTTTGTATAGCTTTTTCCGCTTTTCTTGTCGTGTCTTCATCTCGCCATGTTCTAATGAATAATTGTCCCCCGATTACATTGAAGCTTGCGATATGCGCAAGTCCACAAGTGCAACAGTTGAATGTCCAATGTTCCCACGGAATCGGGAACCATTCACCATCTGCTCGGTGCGCGAACTTCGTCTGTGCCATGAATTCCTAGTTGCTCTACCTCTTGGAATATTTCCGCCGAGGTGGACATGTTTTTTCTAAAGTCTCCCGCGCTAGTGCTTAGATTTACCTTTGGTAGTGGGACGGGGTATTCTTGGAGTTCTTCGGGGTCCAGTTCCAGTTCGGAATAAATTTTGGCCATATTGTCAGTGTTATCAGAATAGAAAGCGTTATCACGAGGAACAATGGAGTTTCGAGTGTAGAGTTGAGCATGAGTTTCTTGTATAAGTTTGTGTCCTAGTCCTGCAGCTATCCAGAATAGAACGGATTGATTGCCGATGAATAGTCGGGAACCTGCGATGATCTTAGTAGCTTGGAGTAAATTTTCTGTAGGCGCGTATTCGATTTTTCTTTTGGCTCGACCCGCAAAATCCATGTATTCCGGATGCGTTCCCACGAATACAATGTCGTCTCCGTAAGCATCGACGATTGATCGCCAAGGAAAAAAGTTAGTGTGGTATCGTTGAGTTCGGCTGACTACGATTTTACCATGTTTCTCTGCGTCAACTTTTAACCAAGGATCGGGAGCAGCGGGTAGATCTAATTTGAAATGTCTGCCCTGCCACTGTGTTAGTGTTTCAAATAGTTTCCACGGCTTTCCTCGAAACGAAGCAACATCGTGAGTTATGCCCTCAGGAGCGTTCTGCCACTCGATATCCGTTATGTAATCTGTAGCTTCGAACATTGGTTGCAGCGCCTCGAATCTAGCTCCTCTCAGCGTCTCTCTTGGTCCGTGTCCTAGCGGAAATTTGGCATCACTGATAACATACTTTCCTTTCCCAAGTTCTCTTAAAACTGGGAACGAGGCTATTACGTCACCGAGATCGCCGGTATGATGATAAAGGTTCACTTACCTTGTCTTATAGATTTTATACTACCCGCAGTGATCCACATTATGAACGCCGAAATTCCTGAGGCGATAGCGCCGGGGCAACACTCAGGAGCGCAGCGATTGAGAAATAGCGCGCCTATCCAAATAAATAATACGCTTATCCAGACGTAGAGTATGATCAAAGGTGAGTTTTTCATTTAGGTAAATTGAGTTTGGTTAGTATTTGTTCTCTCCATAGTTCTTTCTGGCCGTTCATATGCCATACCATCGGGTACGTGTTTGTAATAGTGTTCCGTATTTGTTCACCAGAGAAATCCAACTCTGCCGGAGTAACCGCGTGTAAACATTGGCAAATCTCAACATGTGAATCGAGAGCCATGGGGATCACATTATCCACATACGCTTTCTGGACCAGAGGTTGTTCGAAGGGATTGATTTGTTCGCCTTTCTCGTTTTTATGATCGTCAGGAATCGAATCGAGATTAAGAGCTTCCAGTAGTTGCAAGTGGGCGCTGGCCGGTCCGACTGCGAAACCGGAATTCAAATAACGATAGGGAGTTCCCGGATCGGGAAAATCTAGTGTGGGGTCATACGGAAAGAAAGTCTTTTCCGCGTTCCACACAAGCTGTCCATCCCCCCAGATATCTTGATAAGCCCCCCAAATTTCTTCTGGGCTCCGAGAGAACACAATATCCCACGAATCACAGATGATGATAACTTCATGACTTGGGTTTGCTCGTAACCACTCTCGGGCCTTCCGCGGTCTTGTCATAAGCCCGCCGTAGTGTTCGCCCATCCCTAAGACTATGGCTTCAAACCCAAATCGTTTCAGGCTTTCGTGAAACGCCTTCCAACAGTAATAGGGCGCGGTTGGAATTTTATTCGAGACGGTAAGGATTTTCATATTTTAGCAAAGGCGACACTGGTGCCTACTCGATGAACAATTGACAGGTGCCCACGTAGAAAGTCAACAAACGGCTTTGCTTCAAGGTCGGTATAGTCGTGCCAGATAATTAGTTTCTTGGCGCATCGTTTTGCCAATCCTGTGTCGTGCATGATTCCCCACAACATATGGTCGCCATCAACCAATACCACATCAAACTCTCCTAGTTCTTTCGCGGTAACATCGAACGATCCATGGGGGCGAAGAATAAGTTCGAAGCAGGGGCGTCCGAGAACCTGTGCCGCCGGTATGCTTGGAATTATATGTGCGTTTTCATTTCGGTATTCGCTATGTTTTCCGTTCTCACTTAAATCTATTCCTACATAACGTCTGATAGAGTAAAAGTTATCTAGGATTTGTTTAGCCGTATTCCCAGTATTGATGCCTATCTCTAACATTGAAGTAGGTTGTATCTGTTCTAACAACTCCATGATCGCAGTTATGTCCTGCAGATTCATGTTATTGTGGGCGGTCACGTTCATAAAACTATTTGATCTTTCATTCTGTTGAAGATTTCTATTCTACGAGACATCGGTAATCCCGGCAAGTGCGCGACGAAGTCTCCTGGTTCCCAGTTACCTTGTTCGTGTGTGGGCTTGCCTTTGATTCCTAGTAGGGGGATTCGCCCAGGGATCAATCCATACGAAGGGGCATATTCATCATACGGATACGAGTTGATCGAGGGGTGATCGAGAATTTTAACCTTGTCATAATTCGCAAAAGGCTTGATTGCGTTCTGTTCGTTCTCAAAGCGACCTGCTTCTTCTAGAATAACTTTTAGTAATGTGCGGGACCAATCGCTATTCTTTACGATTATTGAGCCCGCGTTTACCTCATTAATATCTTGGGTAATGTAGAAGTCGTGTTTGTCGTCGATGAAGTCTTCTACTTTTACGTTGTGGTTAGTGATTAGAGTGTCCAGATCAAGACAGAATACTAAGTCCGCCCCCGCTTCCAGCACCGCAACGATGGTCTTAATTTTGTGAAATTCCCAAGTAGAAGGTATTGTTTGAACGCGCAACGCATAATAATTGTGTTTATCCCGATAAGCGGCCATGACCGGAACTACAAGTTCAGCCAGATTCATCCATGAAGGAGAACAAGTACTTACGATTTCAATGCGCATTCGATTAATGGATTCATGTATTGGTGAACCATTGGTCCCCCGCGATATTTATCTATAGTGGCTTGGCTTCCAAGGTAAATTTTATACAGATCATCACGACGAGTAGCGGCTTCCAGATCCTCATACTCATGTCCTTTACGAAGGCGGATACAGTTTTCGCCGTGGATCCAATCATGCGACCATGCGAGTTCGTCTTCATGCAGAGCCATGATACTAGACACCGGCGCTTCCGTGCTACGGAAACATTTCCTGCCACAGCCGGGCAGACTGACTGTAATCTTAGCCTGACGTTGAAATCTCATTATTTCTTCTATTGAGCGTCTGGCGAAGTGTGGAGTGTGGACTGTCATCCAATTTCGGCGGGTCTTCTCGTGGCTAAAGTGTGCGTCAAATTGATCGTAGTTAGAAATAACTCCTAACCCATGAGAGTTGATACCTTCGAAAATTCTACCATGTAACACCGGCCTAGAGATATGCGAGTAGCCCCAAGTAAAGAAAACTTCCAATCGTCTGTTGTTAAATTCTTCCTCGGATTGGATTGGCCCGCTGTCTAAATAACAACCCCATTCTACTGGCTTCACTCTGTCGGATACATCCTTGCGAAGTAGCTCTCGTTTGAAATACATTATCGGATTACGCTCCCGAACCCAGTCATCAAACGGGTACCAGTTCTCGCGTAGCCAACGACATTCTCTTGTGTTCTTTCCGAATAGATGGGTGTCTGGTTCGTCCCACTGCCACTCGTATTCCATGAAATCAACGATGACGACAGGTTTGGAAATCCGGCGAAGCGCAGGATTAAATTGGTAGTCGTGATACATGGAGATCGGCACGATTACAACGTCGGCGGAATCGAGAGAGGCTCGTTCTCGAAAATGCGCCAACAGGTTGTTGTTTACCGTCCCATCGATTTGGTCGCGGGCATCCGGCGATTGGATACAGACCTTCACAATTTTTTGATTACGAACTCTATGAAGGCCTCCACACCTTTATTTGGATCGAGAGTTTGATCTACGCTCGCTCCAATTGTGTAGTCGTAGTTAGTATCAATACGTCGGAGAACAATTACTTCGGCTTTGAGATTGTCCAAAAATTGAGGAACGTAAATCAGGGGGACTTTTTCAGCACGTTCATCTCCTAGCTCGTACATTATTGTAGTCCAGGCGTTAGTGTGACCTTGATTCCATTGACTCGGCCAAACTCTGCCTTCGTACAATACCCAATCTGGAACTGTGGCCACAATATAGCCGCCGGGTTTTAGAACTTCCATCCAAGTTTGTATCATTACCAATGGATGAAGTGCGTGTTCCAAAACCTGAGAGCCGTGGATATAATCGAACGGTCCTTTTACAAATTGAGTTACGTCGTCTCCACCTCCATCTGGCAGGTCTAAGTGTTCGCAATCTGGAATCTGAAGAGGATCATTGCCGCTACCCACATCCAAGCCGCGGCCTTTAAAGATATCACTCCAAGGAAAGTCGGCTTCCTTCTCGCGTCTTTTTTGAGCTTTACTTGTTTCGTTCATTTAGTTGCGCTTCATCCAAATATGCCCCGCTGGATTCTCTACGTCAGGAAAAATTTCTGCTACGGCTTTTGTAACGTCAGGCCAACTTGAGCTTTTATAGTCGTGACCGGCTAGGATGCCCCCCATAGCTACCAAAGGACCGTAGTTTGCGACATCCGCCTTCACTGATTCATAGGAATGATCCGCGTCTATGAAAATGAAATCCGCCTTCACACCTTGGGAACTAAGAAGTTGGGCTGCGTTGGCGCTATCCATTCGCAAAGGAACGACTTTACTCGATCTAATGGAGTAGAACATTTCTTTACAGAATTCGAGGTAGGCGAAATCTCCTTTTTCGTTTTTGAAGTCTTCGTGGTTAGAGTTCAGTTCAGCAGGACTCCCTCGCCAAGTATCCACCGCATAAAGCGTAGAGCAGTAAGAGTTGTCCACAATAGCTCTAGTAGTACGTCCATAAGCGCAGCCTACTTCAATTATAACTGTAGCTCTCTTAACTGCGTTCGCCAACCACTCTAGTTCGTGGTCATTCATCCAGCCTCTTACGACTTTTGCTTTTTCTAAATTTATCATGTTTCCAATTTATATCTGCGTAGTTTTTACGAAAGCGTTGAATATCGCTGATTCTACTCTTGTCACCTTTACCTGGCCCTACTTGCTTACGGTATTTTCTATACTCACCGTCGGTTAATTCACTCATGTCCAGACTTGTCCTTGTATAAATCTAGACAAATATTCTACAATTCGTTTCGCTTTTTCTCTAGTCATTCCACGTCCCATCAATAGTTTGTTGCATTGAAAACATAAGAGTCCACGAACATAAAGAATTTTCTCACCTGGCGGAAGTTTTTTATAACCCTTAACGTGAACATGATCAACGTGAAGATTTCGACTCTTTGGAAGAGCCCCGCATATGAAACACGATCCCCCTTGGGCTCTAGAGAGATTCTCAAAATCTTCGTTGGAAATTCCGTATTTTCGTTTCAGATACGAATCCCGCCGTTGTAAAAAGGTCATTTCTTGTTACAGTACACTTGCTTTGAAAACCTGAGTTGTCAACATGTACGGCACAATAAACGGTAAAAAAAGACAGAAATACGGCCTGCTTTTCCCCTTGAATTATACGGCCTTCGATATCGAGCTTCACTGTTTCAAGGTTGCCCGAACCGTGGATCAGGGGGGTCTTGGCCAACCGGAACATTTCTGGCGAGCTACCGATTTTTGCTGGGGCCCCGCCAATCCCGTGAAGAACACTTCTAAATACTTCATCCGGAATCCTTGGGGCGAAGATATGATCGAGGAGTTTTGCTCGCAAAGATATGTCGCCGTCGGCGGCGCAACCGGCACTACCAAATCCGAAACTGCGGCAATGTGGTTGTTGATGAACTATTTAGCCAACGCCCGAGAGTATCTTGGAGTCATTCTCTCGACATCTTTAAAAGAAGCGCGGAAACGAATTTGGGGATCGCTTACTGACTTTATTAAAGCAGTTCCGGATGGACTCCTACCTTTAAAGATTGTCGATTCAATGGGAATCATTCGGTACAATTCCCCCACATTTAAGGCGGGAGATCGATCCTCGCTCTCGTTGGTGGCGTCTGAACGCAAACAGGAAAAGGAAGCTATCGGCAAACTGATCGGGATGCACCAATCGAATGTGGTTGTCATCGCGGACGAGTTAACGGAATTACCAGAGTCTATTCTTGAGTATGCTTTACCGGGCGGCAATCTTACCTCGAATCCCAACTATCAATTTATTGGGCTATCGAATCCTTTTTCGTATCACGACAGTTTTGCTAAACTTTGGAAACCGAAAGACGGCTGGACTTCTATTACTGTGGACAGTTCTCGTTGGGAAACACAATACGGCATAGGGCTACATTTCGATGCTTTAAAATCACCTAACATTCCGGTTGTCAAATATATGACGCCGAAAGGAAAGGCCTTTCTTCCTACCGCCGAACAAATCAACGCGGCGATGGAAGCTGAAGGCGGCGCGAATGCCCTGCGGTTTTGGCGCATGTGGCGTGGATTCATGTGTCCTATTGGTGAAGAGGATTTGATCTACACAGACGGGGACATCATCAAATACAAAGGCGATGAGCCCGCAGTGTGGGGAGATCAAGTTTTAACTTATGTGGCTGCGGTTGATCCGTCTTTTACGAATGGCGGCGACCGACCTATAATTTACTTTGGGACGATAGGCAGAGATAAGACTGGGCAGCTTGTTCTGCAGTTTGATCATTTCGAAAAGTTAGTAATCGATGCCACCAGCAAAGAGCCAGTCTCGTATCAACTGGCTAAACAAATAAAAGAAAAGTGCGAGGCGAGAAACATACTGCCCTCTCATGTCGCCATTGATTCTACCGGTGCGGGCACTCCCTTCTGCGATATCGTTAGTGTTACTTGGTCACCTGAAATTCTTCGTGTTAACTTTGGCGGCAGTGCCAGCGATAGCCCGGTTAGTTTAACTGACTTCACTCCTGCAAAAGAAAAATACCATGATCGGGTATCCGAGATTTGGTACTCAGGAAAAGAGTTACTGAGACAAGGCCAGCTTAAAGGAATTCCGCCCGATCTTATGACGGAGATGACCGATAGAAAATACGGCATAACTGGGGTAAAGAAACGCGTCTACGTCGAGAGCAAAGCGGACATGAAGCTTCGTACCTTGAAGAGTCCAGACATTGCAGATGCAGCCTTTATCCTTGTTACCTTGTGCCGAGAACGCTTTGGACTAACGATGATTGTCGCCGTGGACAAACCGATCCCTAACACAGTTTCATGGCGACAACTAAGAGCTATGAGATCTGCGAAGTTATCTCGACCTAACAATCTTAACACACGAACATTTTTAAACCCGCCGGATTCAGTTAGGCGGGACCCAACGTCACAAGCGTTGCGAAAACTTTGGCAAAATTCATGATTAAACTTGTCTTCCCCGTTTCGTTTGTTGACGCCGATCTGCTTACTTTGCTGGCTTATCGCCTTGCGTCTTTTGGGAACCTAAAGGACCGCGATGCAATCATGGTAAATTGCTGGGGAGATCAATGGGATACTGAGCGTCCTTTCGATATGTTAACCAAAGCTTTTCGTGTCGTGCATCGTTGGATTCTACCTGATCCTCCAGAAGGATTGAGATGGCCTGAGGCGGCAAATCATATGTTCTATTCCGCGGCAGAACGACTAGCTGAGTATGATAACAAAGATCCTTTCTTTTTCTTTGAGGCTGACATATTCCCATTGAAACAAGATTTCCTTGCGCAGATAGAGCAAGACTATGAGAAAGTTGGAAAGCCGTATTGGGGCGTGATCAACTCTAGTCGTTATCTAAAGCCGGATGGAAGCCAGTTTGAACAAGGGCGGCACATGGTTGGAGCCGGGATTTATCCTGCTGATTTTTTAACCCGCTGCAATCGGATCCACTTTGTTCCGGAGAAGATGCCTTGGGATATTTGGATTGAAGATGAAGTAGTACCAGATTGCCACGACACCAATCTTATCTTTCACGCTTGGAACACTGGAAAATATCATCTGGTCGAAGGCGAATTAATCGGTAAAGACTTGGTGAATACGACCGGAAACAAACATCAATATGGTGGCAGGCCGGTTAATCACGAGGCGGTGTTGTTACATGGATGCAAAGATTCCAGTCTCGTCAAGCTTGATCTTTCTCAGTGGAAGGGTAATATCTAATCTAAATGGCCGACAATCTTGACTTTGAGCAAATCTCCGACACCGGTAAAGCTCCTAAAACTAGGATACTTGACTGTAAATCTCTTAACGCTGTCGTCAAAAAACTTGTCGAGTTAGACTTGATCTCCGCCCTTAACCGCCAAGATGTGCAAGCTGCGGTCGATGGCAAGCCTCCTTTTGATGAGAGATGGATGATTGACTCAGGCCAGGAAGGCCGCTGCAATCTTAATTTCCAAGATCTTAAAAAGCGGGTAAAGCGGGAGTGCATGAGCTATTACGATCTGACCGAATCAGTTCCGGTATTAGCCAATGTTACTATGCCTATGAATGAGATGGACGCCACGGTGAAAACCAGTTGGTGCCAAATCATGTCTGAAGAATGGCATAAGATGCTAAAGGATTGGAACTCCTTCAATCCCTATTATCAATTACTGGTCCAAAAGTTTGTCACCCACGGTCTGGGGTTTCTATTTTTCGAGGACGATATTAATTGGAAATGGCGGGTAGCTGGACTTGAAGATTTTAAACTCCCACGCATGACTACCCTAGCGGAAGAGGAAGTAGATATCGCCGTAGCGTTTCGCGATGTCACCACGTCTCAATTGTACCACTGGTGCGAACAAGCCGACGACAGCGATAAACGTTGGAACAAACAAGAAGTCTACAAAGCCATCCTTAATTCTTATAGCAACCAGGCCGTATGGTCACAGGGTGAATGGGAGAAGTGGCAGACTATTTTAAAAGACAACGATATCTATGCGGCCCACCGTGCTAACGAATACGTTAAACTCGCCTATTGTTGGGTGAGAGAATATTCCGGTAAGGTGTCTTATTATCTTACTCTAAGACTAGGGGTCAACGATGATTTTCTTTTCAAATGCGAAAACAGGTTTGATAACGTAAATCAGTGTTTCAATTTCTTTCCTTATGAAGTAGGAACGAATGGTACTCTTATGTCCGTTCGCGGACTGGCGCAGGAACGATACGCCCCTGCTCAAGTTCTTAATACCCTCCGATGTGACACGGTTGATAATGCTCGGTTGGCTGGGAAGGTAATCCTTCAGCCTAAATCCGCGATAGAAGCGGAAGACATGAGCTTAATTTTCTACGGCGGTGTCGTGTATATCCCGCCAGAAGTCACTGTCCAAAATATTAAGTTGGCCAATCCGGAAGACGCTATTCTTCCTGTCGTTCAGGACATGTCTAATTTGTTACAGGGCGATCAGCCTAATTTGAGTTCCGCTACTAACCAACCCCAAGGCGACCAGCGTAAAACAAAGTTTCAGGTTCAGAAAGAAGCGACTGAAGAATCTGTAATCCCTACCGCGGCTCTTGATCTTTTTTACCCGCCGTGGAAAAGGCATTTAAATGAGGCGTGGCGCAGAACGAAAAATAAAGATTTAAAAGCGAGTGATCCTGGTGGACGAGAAGTGTTCGATTTTCGTAAACGGTGCCATAATCGTGGAGTTCCTATGGCAGTTCTCCTCGATCCTGAGTCTTGGGTAGAACCTTATCGCGCCGTAGGATACGGATCGCCCACTAGTCGATTGATGGCTTTTGACGAGTTCATGCAATACTGGGGATCACTCGATGCCGTCGGTCAAAATAATTTGTTGCGGGATCGATTCGCACAGAAAGTAACATATTCACAGGTTGATAATTATGTGCCCCGTCTCAAACTTAATGGGCGCATGCCGCTGGATGCTGAGATCGCGGAACTGCAGAACGCAGCCATGAGTGCTGGCGTCCCTGTTTCCGTGATGCCTAACGATCATCATATCCTTCACCTACAGGCGCACCTCCCGAATTTGGAGAATGATCTAGAGCAACTTGAAGGACCGGGACAAGGGAACAATCCTCAACTTCTACAGGTCGCCGAGGCTAAGACACAACATTCTGCACGACATATCGAGTATCTGAAGCCCGATAAATTGAACGCGGAGATTGTGTCAGAGTTGAATCGGAAATTTAACAATCTGTCTGAGCGCACTTCGGCGGCTGCGAAGGCGTATCAAATTGAACAAGCAAAACAACAAGCCAAGTTAGCCGCTCAGCAAACTCCTACCGCTACTGGTCTCCCGCCTGAAGCGGAAGAGCATGCCCAGAATATGGATCAGAATGCCGCGGAGCATCAACAGGATGTAGGCCAATCCGCCCAAAAACATGGGTTAGATCTGCAGGCCAAGACTACCGAAATGCAGCAGAAAGCCGAGGCCCATGCGATGGCTATGAAAGAAAAACAGGCAAACCTCGCGAGGGCCGACGATGAACACAAACTCAAATTGAAACACATACAGGAGTTACATACACAATCTTTGGCCGAAAAAGAAAAAGACGGTAGAGCCAAAAGAGCCGCAGCTAAAGAAGCTGCCGCAGCCCCGAAACCTACCGCTTGACTCGTCAGAAAAACTGCATAGTATTTCTGACATAATGAAGTTGAACCCTTGCCTGAATCTGGGCGATAAAAGATATCATGACACTATTAGAGATTTGGCGTAATTCGCCTACCCGTCGCAAAGAACTCGCGGACTTATTGCAAGAACCGGCTTTGGTTGACGCTATCGCTATCATAAAAGAAGGTCTTTACACTCTCCAAGGCCCTCCGACAGGAGCGGGACAATATACTTTGATCGACTACTACGCCATGTTTGGCGCGACCCAGCACGGGTATCTTAAATGCTTGCGTGCTCTTTTGGGTTTGGCGGAAATTAGAGTAGAACACATGCCCGATAGAAAACCTTGGGACCAACCCGACAAAGAAAGACTCGCTCAACAAATGGCCCGAGAGCAGGGCTTAACCGAAGAACCAACTCCAAATGCCTGACGCACCTACATCCACTACTTCCGCATCCGAAGCTCTCTCTAGAGCCATGGCCGCAGCTTATCCGGAGGGCATTGTTCCTCCTGAAGCTTTACCAACCAAAGAAGGTCGCGAATCCGATGAACCCACTCCACCCCCCCCCCCCCCCGTTCCCGAGCCCACTCCGCCACCCACACCACCCCCCGCGGCCCCCGAGCCTGCCACCGGCGCAACTGCTGCCCCCGAACCTTCTCCTACCGGTGCAACAGCCGCTCCTGAACCGTCTCCTACAGGCGCTACCGCTGCCCCAGCGCCTTCTCCTACAGGAGCGACTGCGGAAGTTGAACCGAAACTAACCGACGACCAGTTAGACGCGGCTCAGAAGAAAATGACTGTCGCCGCGGGCACGGCATTTAAACATGTTCGAAATGCAAACACGCGGCTAGAAGAAGAAAACAAAAGTCTTCTTGCTAAACTTGAGGCTGCTGAGAAAGCTCCTCCAGTCACTAATGAAGAAGTCGAAAAACTCCGCAACGAAAATACAGGATTTAAAGAACGCCTTGCCGCCGTAGATTATCAGAACAGCGAAGAGTTCGCTACTAATATCGCCCAGCCTTTGGCCGCGGTAGATGCTACAATTCAATCACTGGCCGCCAAATATAGTGTGGACGCTGGCGCACTTCGCTCTGCTCTCACAGAACCGGACGCCAATAAACGAAGCGATGCCCTTTCTGAATTGTCTACGAGCTTTAATCGACTGGACATGCAGCGATTCGATTCTTCAATTTTAGATTATGACAAATTGAACGCAGAGAAGCAGAGAGTTCTGCAGACCGCGTTTCAACGTCAGGAAGAACAAAGGCGAAATGCTGAAACGGCACGGATCCAATCTGCCCGAGAAATCGAGGCGAACTGGAAGAACAGTCTTGCGGCCAGTCTTAATAAGCTAACCGCCGAATCTCCGATCTTCGCCAAGACCGAAGACGAAGTTTGGGACAAAGCCATGAGCGAGCGCATCGCCAAAGTTCAAGCAGTTGATCTTGGTAAAGTGTCGCCCGAAGCAGTGGCGCGAGCTTTTTATCAAGCCGAAGCTCTTGACCTTACTCTGGGTCTCGTTACCGACTTGGTAAAAAAGAACTCGGAACAAGACGCCATGATTACTAAATTGCGTGGCGCTACCCCTGTTGCCGGTGGTGGAACGCCACCAGCCGCACCTGTCGGCCCTACCGGCCCTACCGGTGGATCCTCCTTCATGGGAGTTATGAGGGAAGGGTTGCGAGGGATTTTACCCCCTTGATTATAGACCATAATCATGCAATATTTATTGTATGACTGTGGTTACTCCTGAAGAACGAAGAAAACAAAAAGCCGAAGCACAGGCTCGCTATCGCAAAACCAGAAAAGGCAAGGCGACCACTTCTCGCTATGTACATTCCGAGAAACGCGCTGCCGTTGCTTTGGCTTACCAACAACGCGCCCGTCTCGACGCCGTTCGCATTTTAGGAGACCGCTGTGATTGTCCTTGTGGGTGTCAAGATCGTAGGTCGGATATTTTAGAAATCGCCCATACGAACGGCGATGGTAAACAACATCGATTAGAAATAGGAAATTCTGGTTATGCCATGTCGTTATGGGTTAAACGTAATCCAGACACGAAACGTGTTCGATTGCTGTGCCCCTCTTGTCACGTTTCTTGGGATCGCTTAAAAGAGTGTAAGGGCTTGACAAACTCGTAAAGATAGTTATTCAGTAATTACGCACGAATGGAATAAGGCGTAGGTTGCTGGACCTCAATCAGCTATTTGCGGTCGAGACATTCCCGTTCTCGGATTCACCGCCAGGGAAAAAGAAAGTCGGGCCTTGTAGCAAAAGGTTACGAGAATTTTCCCGATCCCAATTTTTTAGTAAAGGAATTAATAACTATGTCCTGTACGGCCTTAGAAAATTTATTCTTGGATCACGCCATAAATCAGTGTGGCCTCTTGGTTAGAAATAGCTAAGATGAAAAATGCTGCTATATCGGTGAAACTCAGGAAACTGACAATACCGAGGGAAGTCGTAGTTGACCCCGTAGAGACTGCACGCAGCCCCGAAAGGGAAGATACAGTCCGAACTCTGGCTATATTTGAAACCAGAGAGTCGTAAAGAAATTGTACGACCGCCTAGAAATAGGCAGTAACAAATTGGTTGATTAGAAATGACGTAGCGGTCAGCATCCAAGATTCGGATTTTTATATTAAAACCCTGCCGAAAGAGCCATGGCTTGACGGTCAAGGGTATCAATACAGCTATCCCATTTACCAGAGATCCATCGTTACCAAGGCGGTAACTGATTCGGACTTCTTTAGTTCATTCGCAACCCTGAGTGCCACTGGTGCTACAGGTAACAACCTAATCGGTACCGGCGCTTGCGCAGTTACTGGCTACAATATCGATTCATTCGCTGTCGATGTGAAAACTGTTTCCTTGAAAAAGGCAGCAGTGAATTCTCCCGACATTTGTCTCGATGACTTCAAGTTCCAGTGGCAAGTGCTCGATCAGATCAAGAACGTCACGCGTGTCTTGGCTGAGAATAGTAAGTGGGTATGGTCGCAAAATTATCAGATCGAGTATCTGAATAATGTTTCGAACTGTGTCACTGCTCTTGCTACGCCTAACATCGCTGCAACGTTTGACCCAACGACCCCGCCTACGTCGCCTTTGACGTTTGGCTTGCTTGAGGAAGTTCACCAGGAACTCGGGTATAATGGTGGTAGTTTGAAACCTACGGCTCGTGTCGAAGACGGTACTCCCGTCTACACGGCGGTTGGTAATAACTATACCTTTAACTTGCTCAAGAAATCAACTGACAACAATCGGAATGACTTCCGCTACTTCTCGTTCACTGAACCTGATGTACTGGTTGGCGCTCCTGGTTTGGGTGGAAAAATCTATCATGGTTTTAAATTCCAAGCCGTTCAGTTCCCGCCTCGTTACGACATTGTCACCAATGTCTATACTCGCCGGTATCCCTACAGTTCGACCAACGCTACGCGTGGTCAGAAGTGGATTGTCGCCGACGTCTACAAGAAGGCACTGTATGAAGATACAGCGATCTATCACGAGGAAGTGATGCGAGTCCTGATTCCTAAACCGCAGGGTAATATTGGCGGCATGACTTATCTGGCACAGTATAGCTGGGCTGGAGAGTTCGTGTGGCGCAATATCCCGAGCCGCGATTGTAACATCGACGGTAACATCGGCTTCTTCCGTGCGCTCTTTGCATACGGTATTAAGCAGGAACGACCCGACTTGGGTTATGTTATCCGCTCGCTACGTTGCGATCCGCAGCTTGGTTTGGAAGCAGGTTGCCCAGTAGATTCTTAACAATTAACCGGATGATGGCGGTTGCTCCTTGACGGAGTGACCGCCTAGTCCTAAGCTAAGAATATGATTGGAGTAAACACTGGAGTTCCAGACGGTTCGCAAGAACAGGTCTCTCATACCAAAGCCCCACCTCTTTCGATAAGAGGTAATGGCGATGGAGAAGGAGATCCTCTCGAATCTATGAAACAATTTATGATGCCCAAAGACGGAGCAAAAGCCGAGTATGTGGGCTCAGGTGAACCCGTTAACCAAAACCCTTTTCATTCCACAGGCTCGCCTAACTTGGCAGAGTTTGGGGCGATTGGGGGACAACCGAAAGGAAAATAATTATTATGGCAAGTGATCTAAGAAAAAGTCCTATCGGGGACAAAGGTACCAAAAATACGTGGATGCCGATGGCTCCTTCTATGAGTGAGAAGGAAGCTGGCGCGATTACGATCCCGAGTTTCGAGCCTACCGAATTCACAGGTAATTAATGGCTAAGAAAGTCGAAGATACCATAGCCGCCATCTCCGGTTCGCCCGGCGATGGTAGGCTTGGTACTCCTAATCAGGATGCCGGTGAAACTCCGGAGCCCGAGAAGCCGGATACTGGCGATGTGGAAGACAGCACAGTTGATTTCCCTCTGCCTGAAGGTTTCAAACCTCCCGCTGGTATAAAGAATGGCGAAGAATTCACTGCTCTCGCCTCACTCAAAATGGGTGAGGATGGGAATCTTCAACTGTCAAAAATCGATGGTATCCCTGTGAATGGGAAAGCAGAAGACGAAGATGAGGATAAAGAAGAGGAAGCTGGTGAACAAAACCCACCCGGCGTTACTGGCGCTGCGGGGGCTATTCCATCAGGCGGTGGCTCTGCTGTTGCCTCTGCTCGTAATGTAATGGGCGACATGGGAATGCCCGCGTAAAAAGTTGCTCTTCCCCTTCATTCGGTTAAACTTACCGAATGGGATATCTAAAAGAACTCCTTACTCTAAAAATAGCCAGGCATGCGCTTGGTAAATACATAATTCTTTTCGCAACCTTGTTGCACTTTTTCTGGGCAACATTGCTTCTCGTAGACGTTCACGCTGGCAACGCTACAGCCCTCTCAGTATTATTCGCCCTCTGCGATAACTCCCGCCCAGCAGTTATAGTGGTTCTTTTTAGTGTGGCTATTCTCGCTTTATTATTTTTAGATAAACGAGTGCGAATAAAAGTAAGCAATCCGTGGATGACTTTACTGCTAATTCCGCAGCAGGTAATTCTTTGGTGTTCCGCGGGGGCGGGAATTTATGCAACAATTATTCAACGATATGCTGACGGTGTTATTCGTTCCTGGGCGCATATCGCCGCCGATCAAACTTCCATGGTTTTAACGGCGTTGTTGTACACCGTCGCCGTAATAGAAGCTGCTCATCCGCCCGACCTAGAATGAATCCTTACACAATAATTTCTTTAGGTTCTCTGTTAGTTTCCGTGATAACGGCAATCATGGTTCTTTTTGGTCACCAACATACCACAAAGACTGATTTTATATCCGCACTTGAAACAAGAGTAGAAGCTTTGGAAAGAGAATTAAAAGAGGCGAAGGAACACATCAACGAATTAGAAAAACATAACGGAGTATTGATGAAAGAAAATATTGAACTCTTGCGTAAGATCGCCAGAATGGGGAACGGCTCATGAAGCGAACAATCTTGATAGTTATTATCATAGTAAATTTATTGTTAGCTCTGTTTATTTTTTCGGGTTGCGCTCAACATCGCTATGTTAAAGTTGTTCATCATCACCACTATCATAAAACATATATTCATCCCAAGGTCGCCCCGACCCCCGCACCACCTCAACCATCTCCTGCGCCTACTGTCGTCTATGTTCCGTATCCAGTTCCCGTGACTCCCACGCCTAAGCCCACCCCTAAAGTTTGGTGGCATCCTTTACCCTAGACAAAAATAGGCTACACTAGATTCATGGTGAAGCTCTTCATAGTTCAAGGCGACGATGCTATAGTGCAGATTGCTTTAACGAATCCCGACTGCACTCCGATAGATCTCACGAATTATGGAATCACGTTTACCATAAAGCGCAGCAAGACAGATACAGACGCCGATGCCTTGTTTCAAGGTACTTTGTTGAATAGCGACATTACTTTTGTAACTGACGGAACTGATGGATTGATAAATGTTTTAATCCCGCACGATAACACGGTTTTAATGCGACAAGGTCTTCCCTACTACTGGGACGTTCAACTGATCGATGCGGCGAATAAAATTTCTACTCCGTCTCTTGGACAAATTTACGCATCTCTGGAGGTAACCCAGAGTGTCTAATGTTAGTCTACCCAGACCTCAGGCCGACATTGATCCATTGAAAAAAGGTGGACGCCTTCAGTCAGGCGCTAATCACGGAGATCCGGATGTGCAAAGATTCGGATCGTTCATTTCTGTCCCTCACCATATCGCAGTTGCGCCTAATTTTCGCATAACAGAAGACGGTGATTTTCGCATAACAGAAGATGGGTTTTTTAGAATTTTGGAAACTGCTTAATGGCCAATAAGAAAATATCTCAGTTAACCCCCGCCACTCTTCCGCTTTCCGGCACGGAGGAATACGAGGTTAATCAATCTGGTAACAGCAGAAAAGCTACTCTCTCCAGTATGCTATTGATTGGTCCGACAGGAGCCACAGGAGCCACAGGAGCCACAGGAGCCACAGGAGCCACAGGAGCCACAGGAGCCACAGGTGATGCGGGTTCTGCTGGCGCGACAGGAGCCACAGGAGCCACAGGAGCCACAGGAGCCACAGGAGCCACAGGAGCCACAGGAGCCACAGGAGCCACAGGAG